ACGCAAACCAATATGCATATCCATTTTCATTTATACGATTTTTGGATTTAATGTCTAAACACATTCCGATGTTTTTTTTCAGAAAATAAGATTCAATAAATTTTTTACTGACATTTGGGAGAATACGAGGAATAAATAAAGTAACTTGCTGCATTTTTTGTAAATTGTAATAAATATAATTATTTTATAAAAAGTCAATTTTTTACGTTGAAAGTGCAGTATAACATTTCGGTATAATATCAATATTTACGACGATTTTCTCTCCTCTTTTTTTTTTTTCTTTTCCGGTTTGTTCATATTGAGAGAATAAAGTATATTGCATTTGGTTTTCAATAGTATGTTTATGCACAATTCTTGCAATCATCTTATATAATTTAAAATCGGGATATCTCTCTTCGCCAGATCGTTTATATAATATATTTTTACCATTATCATCTGTGCACCATCTATATACTGTTTTCTGTATTTCGCTCCAAGTAGATTCGTTCTCTCGAATGATTTCTTCATCTTCATTATCAAACACAAAATCATATAATGAACAACCTAAACGACACAAATCAAAACTAGGATTTGGTTCTAATCTCGGTTTTTTCGTATTCATGAATGGTTCTATATTGTATTGACTATTAGCATCACCACCACTTGCAAAACTATCACTGCATAATATTTTGTCTTGAAAACGGTAAATTGCTCTCCCAAAATCAATAATTTTATATATTTTTCCAAATGTCGGAACTAAATAAGTTTTCTGTAAAAAACGATATTCTATAAATTTAGCAGAAGTAGTAGTATATACTATATTATTGGTATGTAAATCATTATGTGTAAATGAATATGCGCGTTGATATGCAGCTAATGTCATAACAATTTGAAAAAATGCACTCGCAATTTGTGGTTCATCTAGTAAATTGTTCTCTAGTAAATAATCGAATGTGCCTTCGCATTTTTCAGAACAAATCATTTGTATCGGGAAATTATAAATATATGCGATCACTTCGGGATCATCTTCCATATCAGACCATTCCGTATTAGACTCAGGAATAGAATCTGTTTCGCATTCTTCTAGATTCTCTTCAGATTCTGATGAATCGTCTTCTTGGGAACTGTCATTTACTTGACTGTTTGATGCAGAAGAAGATGATGAACTGTCGTCATTATTCTTATAAACATTTGCATCTGCATTTTGATATATTAATTCCAAATCTTCTGGTAATAAAACATCTCCCATAATTTCATCATCTAATACATCAGCTTCAAATTCACATTCTTCTCCAAAAATCAGTTTTGGTTTATTTATTTCGGGAGAGCTAGATTCTAATTCATATAATTGATTTTTATTGGATAAAAAGAATTTAGATTGTTGTAAATATTCATAATCATCTGTAATATCCATACGAAATTTCTTCTGAATACCCAAATAAGAACCATAAAATTCAATACTATGTATAAATCCATGGTTCGACAATAATTGACCCGATAGATAACTAAAAAAACAATCAATATATGCAGAATTGTAAGGACTAGTAATTTTTTCTAAATGGGTTTCATTTGACATTTCAAGATTTGGGAGAACATTTAATTTGATCTTATCTTTATCATATTTCCCTATTAAATAGTGAATCGGATCTAACAAAGGTGCATATTTGATATATACTGGTGTATTTGGTAATTTAATTTGTAAAGTTTCATTATAAACTGTATTTAAATCTATAAAATGTTTAGGGTGATTGAGAGAAATAGAATTATAGTTTTTGGGTGTCATTTCAAAAAATAAAGAATAAATGGGATTATAATTTTGTAATTTGTCAATATGGAATGGATTTACTGTAGTTTTCAAATCAGGATATTGTGATTTTTGTATTTTCCAATATTGTTTTTCTAAATGTTCTAAATCGATTTTTCTAGATTTCAAATAATTGATTTCACTCATCTGAGTTATAAATAAATGGTTATGGTTTTTATGAATATTCTTTTTTTTCCGGTATAACGCAGGATTCTAAAATATCAATTTGCGTTAAAAAAATACAAAAAATATCAATTTGCGTTAAAAAAATACAAAAAATATCAATTTGCGTTAAAAAAATACAAAAAATATCAATTTGCGTTAAAAAAATACAAAAAATAAATAAATAACTATATAATATGACTTTAGATTTGAAAAAATGGGACATGAAATGGATTACATTTCGTCCAGACGAAAATAAGGGTCCAGTAATTGTATTAATTGGTCGTCGTGATACTGGTAAAAGTTATTTAGTGAGAGATTTATTATATTTTCATCAAGACATCCCAATCGGCACTGTGATTTCCGGGACTGAAGCTGGAAACGGATTTTATTCTGCACATGTTCCTAAATTATTTATTCATAATGAATACAGTTCTGTTCTAATAGAAAATATTCTGAGAAGACAAAAAACGGTTTTAAAACAAATGCAAAAAGAAATGGAAACTTATCGTAGAACTACTATAGATCCTAGAACATTTGTAATATTAGATGACTGTTTATATGATAATAGTTGGTCTCGTGATAAATTAATGCGTTTATTATTTATGAATGGGAGACATTGGAAAGTCATGTTGATTATTACAATGCAATATCCATTAGGTATTCCGCCTACACTAAGAACAAATATTGATTACGTATTTATTTTGCGAGAACCATATGCTACCAATCGAAAACGTATTTGGGAGAATTTTGCAAGTATGTTTCCTACATTAGAATCTTTTAATTCCGTAATGGATCAAACTACTGAAAATTATGAATGTTTAGTTATAAATAATAATGCTAAATCCAATAAATTACAAGATCAAATATTTTGGTATAAAGCCGAAAATCGACCAGATTTCAAATTAGGTTCTAAAGAGTTCTGGGAGATATCGAAAGGATTAGGTTCGGATGATGAAGATGAAGCATATGATCCATCGAATGCCAAGAAAAAGAAACCTGGATCACAAATCACCGTAAAAAAAAACAAATGGTAAACCTCTTGAATATTAGTAAGTCAATATTTTTGTAATATTGATTTACATTATCGGCGAATTATCCTATCTAATAATCTAATCCTTTTTCTTTCCATTCAATTTCTCTAATGCTGCAGCACGGACTTTATCACCACCTTCTTCTGCAACTTCTCTCTCTTCGAAATTTACATTTTCTTTGACTCCAACCAAGTTTCCATTTTCATCCATAGTTTGAGTAAGAACATTACCGGTCTTCTTGGCTAATTCAATATTCTTTTCAATAGCTTGTTTCTTACTTTCAAAGACGCGCTTATCAAAATCCTCTTTAGCTTTCTTCTCATTCTTCAATTTCTCGTGATGCAATTGATTTAACTCATCTTCCATAAATTCAATACGTCCAGTTTTATATGCATCTGGATCTAAAGGTGTCCAGACAAAATTACGGCCTACTAGAATATCATGATGTGGAACACTGTCACGAATCTTTTTAGCATACATTTCTGCCTCTTCAATAGTCGCAAAATTGCCAATATTTACAAATCCACGCACGGATGTTTGAAACCCGTGTTCTTTTTGGAATAATTCGGTCAATTTATCCTCATTCTTGTCGATAAAATTGGCATAATCACCTTGGACATCATTTGCCTTTAGCACATTTTCTTCTTCTTGCACAAACTTTTTGAAATCATCCATCAATGTTTCTACTTTCAAATTATATTTAAAAGAAATGAACTGTAAAAAATCAGAGAATTGACTAACAGATTTAGTAAAATTCCATTGTTTCACAAACTTTTCAAAAAAGAAAACATCTTTTTGTTTAATGATCTTTTCAGGAGAAACAAAAGAATAGCATCCATATAATTGACTAGGAATCACCGGATATTCATTTAGCAAATCCACATATTTTTCATTTGGAGTTCCATTCTGATTCATCTTTTTTTCAAATTTGGGTTTTGTATTTTGTTTAGACATATTTTGAATTCAGATAAAAAATATAATTAATCATATTTAAGTTGTTTTTATGACGGTTTATTATTTTTACTATAACACAACATAATTATACATAATTATACCTACTTGAAACAAACTGGCGGTTTTATATATTTAGGAATTTATAATCGGAAGTTTTAGGAAAAATAAGAAAAAACAAAAAGATCCCCTATACAAAAAAATATATTTAGCAAAACAGGTTAATTCCGTTTTTTTTTATTTGATTATAATATAATATTCAAATGAACGTTGACTTTAACGAATTTGTAAAAAGAGCTATCAAATATATTATCGAAGGTATCATGGTTGCTATTGCTGCCTATGTTATCCCTAAGAAGTCATTGAATGTAGAAGAGATTGTCATTCTTGCATTGATGGCTGCTGCTACATTCTCCGTTCTTGACGTATTCGTTCCATCCATGGGAGCTAGCACCAGAAACGGCGCTGGCTTAGGAGTAGGATTGAACCTAGTTGGATTCCCTGGAGGACTATAAGGGATAGGACTATAAGGGAGAGGACTATAAGGGAAAAGAAAAAAATAAATAAAATCGTATGTCTATGTGCAATTTTATTTATTTATAAAATAAATACAAAAAATAAATGCTAAACTATTCATCATGGTATCATTAAAAATAGTATTCATTTGTCATAATAATGAAACAGTTTCAAAAACCAGAGAAAAACACCCATCTGTAGCAATCCTATTTGTAGGTAACTCAGAAATCCATTTTAACTATTATAATGATCCAAATATATATTTAGCAAGAGAATTTGCAAATAATATTGAAGACAAACCTAAATTATTAACATTTACTGCATGGTATTTAATAGTAAAGAATAACTTATTTACAGAATATGAGTATATATGTTTACTAGAATACGATGTAATATTGTCCGAACAATTTGAAACTAATCTACAGCTCTGTTGTCAAAATGAAAATCCAGATATAGTTTCATTTATGACAGTTTACCGATATTTTTTCTGGGATATAAATCAGAAACTATTTAATCGTTTTTTAGAAAAGAAAAATTGCACATACAATATTGACCAATCTTGGTATCCTACCACAAATCACTGTATGCGTCGAGAATTATTATCCGATTTTGTAGATTGGTATTATCCAGATTGTTTGGATTTTTTAAGGCTAGATCGCAAAATGGTGTCTTGGTATCATGAACGATGGTTCTCTATGTATTCTAATATTTTTTCAAAAAAAGTATGTTTACAAGATGGGTTAACACATATACAACATGGTAGCCATACATCGTGTAATTTAGTCGATGAAAAACCGGCTTCAGAAGAATTAATTGATTTATATTATCAGAATCCACAGGATACAAGTATTCTCAATAAAATAGATAATTATTACAGATCTCCAAAAAAGTATTTTCTAGTTTATAATGATGGCACACACAATACACATATTAATAATTTATTACAAAGTGTTGTAAAATATAGTGATTTTAATATTATTATATTTAATAAAACAGATATAGATGCCAAATTTTTGGAAGATAATAAAAATATATTAGAATTACCTAGAGGTGGAGGATATTGGTTATGGAAATCATACATTATAAATAAAACTCTAGAAGAATTGCACGATAATGATTTATTATTTTACATGGATTCCAAATATTTTTTTCTTAGAGATTTCACTGATTTATATAAAGACATTATGGAAACTAGAGATATTTTAATATGGAAAAATAAACCAAATGAAGCAGTAACTTATATGCGGAATTGGTGTAAAATGGATGTAATTGTAAATTCTGGAATATATGAACCAGTTTTTAAAGATAATATAGAAGTTTGTTGGGCTGGTGCAATGCTTTTAAAAAAAACAAGCAAAACAGTAAATATAATGAAAGAATGGTTAGGTATGTGTTGCAATTATCATAATATAACTGATTCACCAAGTATATTACAGAATTCACCAGAATATTGCGAACATCGTCATGACCAAAGTTTATTAAGCATAGTATTACATAAACATCATATTCCGTTTGAATATTTTGAATGTAAATATTTACAAAATGGTCGTTATCCGTTTTAAACCGTGGGTAACCGTTGGTTTAAACCGTAGGAAAATACTCCCAATCTAAATAATCACATACTTTTTTCCATATCATGTCTTGTTCTAATTGTTTAATACGATCTTTCATCATAGGAATATATGGTAAATATTGTCGTTGATCTAATAAAATACATAATTGACATAATATATAAGTATAATTAAAAAAATTAGTGCGGGTGATTGGACAAAACAATGCCCATGGTTGTTGAATTTCGATAAACAATACACATAAGGTTTCAATTAACTCGTCATCCATTACTGGTGGTTGTATTCCCAACATGGAATTAATATATTGAATATGTTCGAAATATTTATTATATCCCAAAATACTCAAAATATTACGCATTTCCTTATAATTGATTTCCGATATATTTTTGCGTTCTTTTTGAATTCTTTTACGAACTGCATCAATGACTTCATCTGGTATTTTAGTGGTTTCTTTAGCTTGAAATTGTGATAATATTTCTTTGAAATGATTTAGACGAATATATGCAGTATAAGATACTTCGTTTGGCATCTCTTTATTGACCGGTTTTTGATTATCCACAATATGCAATAAAAACTTACCACATTCTACATTATTACAAATTAAAATACCTTCTTCTTCTTGTGGAATTAATTCACCTTGATTACATACCAAACAGGTATCCGTCTGCAATACATATTCTTGTAACCGTAATATCTCGCCTTCCACATTTTTCCAATATTCTTGATACATTTTCTTAGAAGACTTATAACGATCACTATTGATGTCTGCACTTTCTTCTGTTTTTGCTTTAATTTTAAAAAATTGATTAATACTATCTGTATTTTTAGTATTATTTCCATTAGATATTTTTTGTTTTTCCTCGTAATAATTGAAAATATATTTAGAATTATCTAATAAATAGTTTTTCTTTTTAAATCTCAAATCTTTAATTTCTTGACGTATATCTTCAATATTATCTTGTATCTCAAAATACTCATCGGTATGCTGTTTATCATGATCTTCCAAATATTTTAATTTTTTTTTCAAACCCGACTTTTCTTGCAATAATTTAGGTATAGTTTCTTTTTCTAATACTAAAAAAGTATTCATCATATCTGTATGTTTTTCATCAATATTTTTAATAGTCGATTTTTTGTCTTTGGACTGATCTTTTATTTTTGTATTATTTTTTTTTATAAAATCCATGGATTCATATATTTAGTATAAGAAGCGTTTATTTAATTGTTTGTATCTATAAATATATTATTTTTAGATATGTCAATAATTATTTTAGACATGTAGATAATTATATGTGTATAATATTTTTTGAATTATATATCATACAGATGATATAATTTTACGGTATTCGTCTATAAAAACATTATTTATGTAGGAGATATATCATAAAAATTAATATATCGGTAAAATCCAAAAATAAAAAATGTTTAGGAATATTATATTTACACAAAAATGGCTGGAGCACTTATGCAAATTGTCGCCTACGGCGCCCAAGATCTTTTCCTCACCGGAACTCCTGAGATCACCTATTGGAAGGTCTCATACCGCAGACACACCAACTTTGCCATGGAAAGTATCGAACAGACTTTCCAAGGACAAGCCGATTTCGGAAGACGTGTCAGTGCCATTATGTCAAGAAACGGAGATTTGGCCTACAGAACTTACCTTCAGGTCACTCTTCCTGAAATTAACCAGGAGATGGCTACCGCTAACGGAGCTGTCACTGGAAACGGTGTCTATGCTCGTTGGTTAGATTACATCGGAGAACAGCTCATCTCTCAAGTTGAGGTCGAAATTGGAGGACAGAGAATCGATCGCCAATACGGTGATTGGATGCACATCTGGAACCAGCTCACCATGAGTGAGGAGCAAAAGAGAGGATACTGGAAGATGATTGGACACACCACCCAACTCACCTACATCACTGATCCTCAATTCGCCTCCATCGCTGGACCATGTGCTTCTTCTGGAGGACCTTCCCAGGTTTGCGCCCCAAGAAACGCTCTTCCTGAGACCACCCTCTATGTTCCCCTTCTATTCTGGTTTTGCAAGAACCCTGGACTTGCTCTTCCTTTGATCGCTTTACAATACCACGAAGTCAAGATCAACCTTGATATCAGACCTATTGGAGAGTGCTTGTGGGCAGTCAAGACCCTCACTGCTTCCACTGGAGTTCAATCCGTCAGTGCTGCTTACCAGCAATCTCTTGTTGCTGCTTCTCTTTATATCGATTATATCTTCCTTGATACCGATGAAAGACGCAAGATGGCACAAAACCCCCACGAATACTTGATTGAGCAGCTTCAGTTCACTGGTGATGAATCCGTAGGATCATCCAGTAACAAGATCAAGCTCAACTTCAACCACCCATGCAAGGAGCTCATCTGGGTTGTTCAACCTGATGCCAACGTTGACTATTGCGCTTCCCTTGAGGCCAACCAGGTCTTGTTCAAGACTCTTGGAGCTCAGCCATTCAACTATACCGATGCCATCGATGCTCTTCCCAACGCCGTCCACGCCTTCGGAGGACCTCTTGAGACTGTCGGCCCCAACGGATTCATCACTGCTTCCGGACTTTTCGAAATGGCTGGAGCTATTAACGGAGCTCCTCTTGGAACTACCAGTCAATGGTCTGCTAGTGGTTTTCCCACTTCAACGGATACTCCATTCACTAGTGGAACCGCCACCGGATCATCTGTGTCTGATGCAGGAACCTTCGTTCTTGCCGAAACCGCTCTTGACATGCATTGCTGGGGTGAGAATCCTGTTGTCACTGCTAAGCTCCAGCTTAACGGACAAGACCGTTTCTCTGAACGCGAAGGATCATACTTCGACGTTGTCCAACCCTTCCAACACCACACTCGTGCCCCAGATACCGGTATCAACGTATACTCCTTCGCCCTTAGACCTGAGGAACACCAACCATCAGGTTCATGCAACTTCTCCAGAATTGATAACGCTGTTCTCCAGCTTGTCCTTTCTTCAGGAACTATTGGCTCCACTAACACTGCTAAGGTCAGAGTTTACGCTGTAAACTACAATGTCCTTCGCGTGATGTCGGGAATGGCTGGAATTGCTTTGACTTTTAAACAAATCATAATTCAAATGATGATTGAATGTTTAAAGACTAGAGCAGAAAAACAACGCGCCACAAACAAACAGGCCCTGTTTGTGGATAACTTCGCTTTGACCCCTGTGTGTCACATGGTCAGTTGTTAGTAAGGGAACTTCGGTTTCTTTGCAAGACTACTTGTTGTTCGGGAAACCCCTTAGAGCCTTAACTACGAAGTAGACATGAGAAATCTGTCTATGGCGGAGAATAGAACTCCGGTATCGTAATAATGTTAAGGATTGGGCAATCCGCATGGTAATAACCTAAAGACGTTTGTAATTGCTAGTCTATGGTTAGCCGTCAGAGACTGAACGGTAGTCGCTCGATGATGAAGGTGTAAGCAGCCTGAGTCGGGTTAAGATACAGTCCATCCCCTTAGGGAAACTTAAGGGTAGAGAGATTCCAATTAAACGTTTTGCGTGTTTTTTCAAAATACGTATTTTTTTATAAGAAATAATATAAAAATAATGATTTATATTATTATAACCAGTCTGTAATATGAGTGAAGAAATATTATTACAAGAAATCGCGTATTTAAAAGAAGAAAATGCGAAATTACATAAATTATTAGAAAATTATAATAATTCTAGAAAAAATTATTATGAAAAAAATAAAGATATAGTAAACCAAAAATCAAGAGAACGTTTGAAAAAACTTGCAGAAGAAAATCCTGAAAAATTAAAAGAGATTAATCATAAAGCATATCTAAAAAGAAAAGAAAAAAAAATTGAAGTATTACAAAATATATAACATTTTGATAAAGAACTTAAATAACCCACCGGATATATACTATATTACAATCTTGAAAAAGAAATGAATAATTTTGATTTAGAAAAACTTCCTAAAAATATTTCTGCGGAAGATCTTGGAAAAATATTATCACCAATTGCAATAGAATATAAAGAAGGTCATACAAAATCGGTAGGAAAAACTGCGGGTCAAATTAAAAATCCCGCATGGAAAATTGGTTTGCATACTGGAGAAGAACGTTGGATCATGTTTTGTGAGCCAAATACATATACTATTTTATGCGACGAATCATTACAAAAAACCTTAGATTTTGAAAAGAATAACTGCGATCACCAGAAAATAACTTGGTTTTGTGGATATAATGGATATATTTCTGCACATATACCTAAAAAAACCACGAATTTATATATGCATCAAGTGATAATGGATTGTTATGGAAATGGTAAAGGAACGATGAATATTAGTGTAGACCATATAGATCGCAATCCGTTAAATAACGCCATATCTAATTTACGTATAGTAAACAGATTAGAACAAGAATCAAATAAAATCGGTATGTTACCAAATACAAAACGCGCTAGAAATCATAATGCAGTTAAATTACCGGAAGGTATTACTCAAGATATGATGCGTAAATATGTGGTCTATTATAAAAATTGGTTAGATCGAGAAAAAGGTAAATTTAGAGAATATTTTTGTGTAGAAAAACATCCGAATTTAGAAAAACAATGGAAATCTACATCGTGTGCAGATGTATCTATTTTTGAAAAATTAAAACAAGCCAATCTAGTTGCGGAGAATTTGGAGAAAGGTATATATCCTACACCTAATATTCGAGAATTACCAAAATATATATCGATTGTAAATTTCCGAAATAAAGAACATTTAGTATTTGATAAAAGACATAACGAAAAACGAATGAATCTAAAAATGGTTTTACCCGATAATTATGATTTAGAAAATCAATTAGAAATAATGAATGAAAAAATAAAACAAAAATATACCGGTGAATCCATATTATAAGATCAAGCGACAATATAAAGATTATTATATAATAATAACATACATGCTACGATTATTATTGATATCTCTTATATTACCATCATGCAATGCATTTACTTTGAATAGACGAATCATCATGACCACGGATTATTCACAAGATATGGATATGATTCGTAATTCCAGATTTATATTTCCAAAAGATAACTATAATCACGTGATTCAAGATGTAATTCAACATAAGATATCCAAAATATATGTGAATCCATCAAACACTGAATTAGTGACTGTAAACCAATTATTACCAGAAGAAATACCAGATATCAATCAATATCATTTATCTGCAGTAAATCCGATGGAAGTCAATAGTATTGTAAGTAAAGCCGCAGATTCTAATATAAATGTGTATTACACTGAATTTTCATCTAATGGCGTTTTAGCTTTCCAACATATATTAGGCGATTTATTCAATATTGTATCGTTCGCATTTCCAATATTTCTTTTAATATTGATTTTGTCTAGTATAAACAACAGTGTAAATAACAATTTCAAATTTAGACCACCAAATGGCATGATGAATCCATTTGGTGGAGAAAAGGATAATTTCGTAAAACCAAATGTAAGTTTATCTAATTGGGCAGGTAGTCCAGAAGTATTGGAAGAATGCCAAGAAGTAATTTCTTATATTGATAAGAAAGAATTATTTAAAACGATTGGAGCAGAAATGCCACGAGGAATTTTATTAGAAGGACCACCAGGCACAGGAAAAACATTATTGGCAAAAATGATTGCAACCGAAACGAATTCTTCATTTATTTCCGTTTCTGGATCATCTTTTGTAGAATTATTCGTCGGAATGGGTGCAGCAAAAGTAAGAGATCTATTTGAAGATGCTAGAGAGAACCGTCCATGTATCGTTTTTATAGACGAAATTGATGCAGTTGGTAAAAAAAGAGGACAAAATTTGATGGCGTCTAATGATGAGAGAGAACAAACCTTGAACCAATTATTGTATGAAATGGATGGATTCAACGATAATGAAGATATTTTAATTATGGCAGCAACCAATCGTAAAGACATTTTAGACGATGCATTATTGAGACCAGGACGGTTTGATCGTATTATTCGAATCCCATTACCAGATAAAGAATCTAGAAAAAAAATTATTGAATTATATCTAGAAAATAAACCCATCGAAAAACCATTAGATACTTCCGCAATATCGGAATTAACCGATGGATTTTCTGGTGCAGAATTGAAAAATCTAGTAAATGAAGCGGCAATATTATCTGCAAAAAATAATTATTCTACTTTACAAGAAAAATATATATACGAATCCTTTGAAAAATCGATTGTAGGATTAATACGTAAAAATGCATCTGTTCCGGAATCTACTAAAAGGAGAGTCGCATTACATGAAGCGGGTCATTCATTATTGGTATTGCAATTTCCACAATATTTCGATTTCAAAAAGGCGTCTATACAATCTACCTATAATGGTGCAGGTGGGTATACTTTGTTTACTGAAAAAACGGAAATCAAAGATGGCGGATTATATACAAAAGATTTATTAAAAAAACGTCTGATTATTACTATGGGAGGAAAAGCGGCGGAATCTATATATTATGGAAACGATTTTGTATCGATGGGTGCAATACAAGATTTGAAACAAGCAAATGGATTAGCAAAAAAAATGGTTGGAAATTTTGGAATGGGGAATAAATTAGAAGTATTTTTTAATGAAGATTTAGATGAATCTATAACACCTAGTTTTACGGATAAATATTCTGACCAAACTAAAAAATGGATGGATAAAGAATCATTGGATTTAGTAATAGAGGCATATAACGAAGCAAAATGTTTTTTATCTGAAAACAAAGATAAATTAATACAATTTGCAAGAATTTTAGAAACGAATACTATTATTTATGGAAATCCTTTTCCGAAAGAATGAATAGTCAAAACAAAAAACTATATAAAACGTCTATGATAAAAAATAAAAATGATTTCTCAACAGGATTGGTTATTAATGGAATTATTAGAATTCTATAAAAACAAGGAATACTTAGATATTGTAAAAAAAATAGTAAATCGTGAATTTGTAATTGGAAAATCTAAAAAAATTTCAATTCGTATAGTGAATTGGTTTGTTACCAATTATGCAAAACAATATTTTACAGTATATGAATTACCACAAGATAACAGATCTGAAAGATTCTTTGTATGGACACGTTTCCGATCTGCAGAAGATGGTTATTCTAAAGAAATGTTTGATCCATATTCCAGAAAAGATCGCATTGTAATACCTTACGATGAAAATACGAAATTGATTACGACAATTGGTCAACTCAATTTTTTTAAATGGGCAATTATGCATAAAGTGATTGATTATATTATCGCACATTATGATGATATTACCAATGATATGACAAATCGTTTAACTGTCAAGAATAAAATAAATATACCAGACGAAAACAATACGAATATGGGTAAAACTAGAAAAAAGAGAGAAGAATTATCTATATCTGCATGTCGAAGTATAAAGAAAGAATTTGTGCCAATTAAAATTACATTTTAATAAAAATAAAATAAAACAATATTTGTAAATGAAATATATTATTTTATGAATTATGGAAAAAAATAATTATTATATTTATGCGAATATAAGACTACCTATTGAGATATTTGTAGATGGTAAATATAATATACACGATAATCGTATACAAATCGAATTTGAAAATTGTAACGAGTTACCACCGATTAGTCAAGAGAAAAATGAAACAATCATGGAAAAGATTCAATCCATTATATCCAATAATAGTGAACAGAAAATTCAATGGACATCAGAAGAACCAGCACCTGAAACGGAGCCAATCCTACCATCACCAACCGAGATAAAAATATATTCCGTAGATTATTTACAACGAACTCCTAAAAAAAGAATTAATACTACATTTAAAGAAGTAATTAAGAAAAAACACATGACTAGAAAAGTCATGGCCAATCCAAATATTTCATAAAACCACACATATCTAATTTAGATAATTCGCACGTTGTTGTGGTGTAATGGTCAATGGAGCAGGAATAATCATTGGTGTTTTCTGAATCACATTTAAATTGGGTAAATTATTAATATCTGGTTGAACAGGGGCTAAAGGCTGCACTAAATTAGTGGATCCAATTCCAAATAAACTAGATTCAATATCGGTATAATTATTGGCTAAATCCCTAGAAAACATTTTTCCAGTTAAAAGTCCATTTCCTGGAAAACATTTTAAATCAGGTGAACCTTTAGTAATATCCATAATATTTTGGTATCTAGAAGTATATGCATTTTGTTCTAGCTGGTAATCGCCGGGAGTATTTTTATTTCTAGTAGAAGCCATTATAGTTGTATACAATATATATTTTTTTCTTTTTTATTATTGTTTTACAATTTTAGTTTTTAATAAATGATATTCTGGTATAGTTTCTAACGATATATAATTATCTTTCATAAAGTGCCATACACAAATATAATATAAATAAAAATAATCGTAAGAACATAATACTGCTTGACCTATAGTTGGATCAGTAGAGAACATTTGTGCAGCCGCATGTATATATAATTCTTGAAATGCAGGGTGTGATTCTGTTAGTTTATAAATAAAATCTAAACCAGCATTCATTTTAGACATATCAAATAACATTTCATCCATAGATTCTTCATCCATATTTTCTTCCACGATATCTTCTTTGGTAAGATCTGCAAAATAAGTTTTAGCATCAGATGAAAAATTAAAAATTTTACGTATCCATTGGCGATATTCTTTGTTCGAATAATATCTTATTGTTGAAGGCAAATCCTTCCAAATATCCATGTTTGTATAGTTGTATTACAAACATGGATTTATATATATTTATGATCTTCTTCTAGAAGAACGATTTCTTCTAGATCTTCTTCCTCCATTGACTCTAGCAGCAGATCCTCCTAATTTAACGTTGCTTCCTCCGCGGCTAGATCTTCTACGTCTAGATCTTCCTCCAGTAGTAGTTTTTGCAATTGGCGATAATTTAGAAAAGTCAGGTAAAAGAGATGACATTTTAGTATATACTCTAAATATACTAAAAAAAACTAAATAATTTTTATTTGGAAGGGTATTTATCTCCAGTAGTTCTAGTATCCATTCCACCACGATTCCACCCGCCTAAAGCAAGTTCTTCCACTGCATTTACTTGTTCTGGTAAAGGATACATAAATGAACTCGCATAATTTTTATCCATTACTGTTGTCACACTCTTCTTACCACGAACCACTTCACCTTGTAACAATTGAGATTCTAAAGTAGGATCACATGATCCTCTTCCCAAATATGGAACAGTATTAAATGGACGAGAAAATAATTGTAATTTTTCTAAAGGTCTCTCTTGTTCAACCGATAATAACAATTTAGATTCGTTATCGATCAATGCACCACCTACACCAGACCCAATAGAACCAGTGTAATCCAAACCAGGATATTGTGTTGCAAAATTAATCTGTTCGGTAGACATTTTATCCCTAAAGTAATTAGTTAATACCAAATTAGAAAAATGAGTATTTTGTAATGTTCGTTGAGTCATATCGGTATTATCGCTACCAATACGACCCAAATGGTTGAAAACATAATCACTTTGCATATTCGTCTAATAATATATTATAATAGAAATAGATTTTTCTTATACATTCGTATGACGAGATAAATTACGTGCGCATGCAAATTGATTACCTTCTTTACAAGATATCATACTGCCATAACAGAATTCAGCGAATGCTTGCTGATCATTTGGAATAGTGGTAGAAGGATTCGAATAAAAAGGTCTCAAAGATTGTTCGAAAACTAATTGTTCTCCTAAATCTCGAAACAATTTATCTGCTATATCTGGTTGTCCAGGATTTAATTCTACTACTGTTTTTTTGGCTTGTTCTAATATAGTATCCCCAATATAACTAGGTGGTGCTGGTTTTTTATTTGGATTATATTCATAATCGGGCATTAATACATTACTAAAAGGATTTTGTGAAGATGGTTCCATAAAGGTATCCGATGCAGAAGGTAAATCATCATGAAATAATTCTTTCACTACATTTGAGAATCCTTCTGATTTATTCTTAGCAGCATTCATAGTATGTAAAATATAAATCGCGACTAAAGTAATTCCACCAATAAATAACAAACGGACATTTCTAGTAAATACAAAACCAAATACAGTAAATAATATTACTAAACGACTAATTGCATTCAAATTTTGGTTATAAGTCATGGAATCTACTGGGAAAAATTCGAGAGATCGAAATAATATATTAGGATCTTCACTCCAGAAAGGAACATCTATCGGTAAGGAAGGTTCTAAATGTAGTGAGGGTTTTACAGGAGTATCATTTAAAGATATATCTGTTACTGGTGAATATACGTTCGACATTTATTTTTATAATAAGTATAGATATATGTAATAGATAGATATATGTAATAAATATAACTAAATATATATTTTGCAAAAAATAACATAAAGGAAAATCGCGGATTTATATCGTGAATACCTATTCGCCTATTATGCTTCAGTAGCTCAGTTGGTAGAGCAAACGGCTGTTAACCGTTAGGTCGCAGGTTCGAGTCCTGTCTGAAGCGATATATTTCTATTTGTGAATAAAAATATATTACATTCCACACCGTATTACATTCCACGCTGTTTCACGCATTGTTTGTCCATTGAAAATGTCTCGCATTTTTCTTTCACAGGCACAATTTTCAAAATACATTTCGATTTTTCACCCACTAAAGGTTCCGTGCATCCTTTTTCATCTTTACGTTTCACCGTTTTTCTACGTTTCAGTAATAATTCACGTTTAGTTTTAGTGCATCTCGAACGAAAATGTTCATACCGTTCTCGAACTTGTTCATAAGTTAATCCGGACTTTTTATTCAACATATCATTTACTAATTCATGTAAATCATATACATATCTAGAAAATGTTTCTCTAGAACGCATGTGTGAAGGTTTTAAAGGCAATTTCTTATAATTTTCTCTCAAATTATTACGACACTTACCACAGGGTAATACATTTTTTAAATTCAACATATAATTACGATATGCTAGTTTTTGTTTATCAGTTGGTTTTACTGGATAATTAAAACTCATGATATGCAAAAAATGCCATTGACTTGGACCCCATACTGTAGTTAACATACCATCATTACTTTCATAATCTTCTTTCGAATATACAGTAGATGAATTCATTCCAATTTATATTAGATTTCTATTATATTTTTTCATAATATTTTGAAATAAAATGTATTCGCTAAAATTGAAATAAACGTAAAATACAAATAAACATAAACATGTCTAAAGAAAAACCGAAATTTATTGATTATTTAGACAAATATCAGGCTAAACAAGATTTTAGTTATTATGATTCGGTAGATATACATCAAAAAATTCAAAATCATTTTTTAAATAATTATTCCAAAACATTTTCTAAATTTGAAACTGCATATGATATATGGCAAAAAGAACATACTGTTCAATTGGTCTTACCACAACCTAAAATCAAGAAAACAATTGAAATTTCAATTCATAAAATAGAAGATATTATCGAGTTATTAAACCAAAATCCATATGACGCAAATGTGGAATATAATATTGATCTGAAATCATTGCATAATGTCCGAGAAGAATTAGAACATTTAAACCAAATGATCGGTATGTCCACTTTAAAAACCGCAATTATACAGCAAATGATTTATTTTATGCAAGAATTACACATTTCCAGTGATCCATTAAAGAATGATTATAAACATACGATTTTTATGGGTCCCCCGGGAACCGGTAAAACCGAAATGGCCAAAATCGTGGGAAAAATGTATTCGAAATTAGGTATTTTGAAAAAAAATGTATTTCGAAAAGTAACCCGATCAGATTTAGTTGCGGGATATTTAGGACAAACTGCAATAAAAACGAGGAAAGTGATTGATGAATGTTTAGGTGGTGTATTATTTATTGATGAAGCATATTCTCTCGGCGATGATTCCTTTGCAAAAGAATGTATAGATACTTTGTGCGAAGCATTAAGTGATCATAAAGATGACTTAATGGTAATTGTCGCAGGATATGAAGATGAATTAAAAGAAACGTTTTTTAAAATGAATCCTGGAATGGCATCTCGATTTATGTGGAAATTTTATATGGATACGTATACACCAAAAGAATTAATGAAGATTTTTGAAAAACAAGTCACTGATCATGGATGGAATTTACAAGAAGAATATAAATTGAAAGAACAATGGTTTCATAGAAATAAAGAACATTTTAAAAGTTATGGTAGAGATATGGAAATATTATTTTCTTGTGTTAAAATGGCGCATGCACAAAGGATATTTGGTAAAGATATTATTTTAAAAAAGAAAATATCAGAATTGGATTTAGAAAATGGATTAAAAACATTTATACAAAATAAAAAAGACAACAAAAAGGATTTGAGTATATTGTATACTATGTATATTTAGGGAAAATGATTTTATAGTAAAAAACAGATAATATATATATTCGGGTAAGAATACATATATATGAATGAAAGTGAGAGAAAAACGATACAAATTAATCCAGAATTATTTAAAGTAACTGGTGGAAATAATACTACACGTAAAAAAAGATCAGACCCTGTAAATCGTGCAGAAATAAAAGTAAAAGATAAAAAACCCAAAAATATTTCTACCATCAAACGAAATATTTTAAAAATGATTCGTAATCAACAACAAGAAAAGAAAAAAAATAATTCTACTGTAGAACCTACTACAACCACCACATTATCTTCTGAATTCAATAATGATTTCAAAAATTCATTAGAATATTTATCCACATTAACTGCAGATACTGAATCTAAACTAACACCACATAATCAAACTATCAAAAGATATGTAACACCACATCATGCGATTAGTCATCCTATTGAAACGCCGGTAGAATTAAATATTCCACAAAATCCAGAACCGTTCATATTACAACCAAAACCACTTATATTACCTGCACCAAAATATGGGTGTTTAAAGGGTGGCACATTACCAACATATCGCACGTTTATGAATCAAACCGTTAAAAACACACCACAAATGATTAGTCCATTGAAACAAGATTATGAAAAAAGATTAGAACAGAATATCAAAGATCTGAGTCGCATTCAACAACAAGAAAAAAAATTCCAACAAATACAAACCCAACAAAAAAACGAAAACAAAGCAAACAAGAAAATGAAACAAAAACGTATTATACGAAGAACATATTATGTTGGACGTTCTAAAGCATTTCCGAAAGTCTCGGTTCTAGTGGCGAATAAAACAATTCGTGCAAATACACAATTAAAAACACAACATTTGAAACAAATTCCAATGACAGAAGTTCGAAATTATTTATTGAAAAATGGGTTTATCAAAGTGGGAACAAATGCACCAAACGATGTATTGAGAGAAATGTATGAAAGCGCACAATTAATGTGTGGTGAAATTAAAAATCATAATCCAGATAATTTATTGTATAATTATTTTAATGATAATACTTCCATAATATAATAAAGATACATTGATATATAGTAATATACGAATGAATACTACTATATGTCCACAGACTATTAACCATATACCATATCAATTATTTCCACCCAATCAACCTGGACTATTATGTGATATTGTTCAAAAAAAAACGACACTAGTATCTCTCTCTGAAATTATAGAATCTTATTTTGAAAAAGATAAAGACGCCGATTCTTATCTTCTAACGAAATATACGAATTTTGAAATAGATGGAGTTCAGGCTAAAATACTGATTTTCAAAGATTCTGATAATACATACAGTTATCGTATCATATCTAAAAACATAGAGTATGCTGATACAGAAGATAGTAATGATTATGAATTCGAATTATTATATAAAGAAAATTTTGCAAATGTGTTATTTTTATTAGAAGATATTAAGAACGTAGAAAATACATACAAATTTCTAGATTATCATTTATTATCTCCCGAAGAAATCTTTGAAGCGAAATTACAACGCGAGTTTTTTCCATTATCCCAAGATACATTATGTAGTGTATGTTATGAAAAAACAATGGAAATCACCACTTGTAAACATCGTATATGTTTGAAATGTAGAGAAACCTGTATAGTAAAAAGTAATGCAATGTGTCCAATATGCCGTGTATCTAAACTGCGGTATTACCCGGCAGATAACAACTAATGTATATATCTAAAGTCACATAAACCGTATTGTGTAATAATATTAAACTCAATAGTAGTAATACTGGTTTAGTAACATGCAAAAACAAGAAGACACATCCATATATACGGAATATTTCAATTATACAGAAAAACATAAACAAACTTATGGAGAGAAAACGTTAGTTTTAATGCAAGTCGGTGCATTTTATGAAATATACGGGCTAAAATATCCAAATCAAGAAAAAATCACTAAAAGTAATATTGCAGAAGTAGCAGAAATATTGAATCTTACAGTATCTTCCAAAAAGTATAATTATGATGGTGCCACTGTATATATGGCCGGATTCAGAGATTATACTATTGATAAATCTCTCCCCGTTTTAATGGAAAACGGGTATGTTGTAGCAGAATATATTCAAGAGAACGAAAACGAACAAGAGACTAAATCCAAGAAAAAAACACGTATTTTAAAAGACATTCATTCCGCAGGAACATATGTATCTTGTGATATCGACAGAAACCGTGAATTATCGAATCATATTATGTGTATATGGATAGAAGAAATACCTAAAAAACCTAGATTGATATATGGTGCTGCAACTATTAATATATATACGGGAGAATCATCGATGTTTGAAAACGAAATTGAGAATCGTATAGATCATACTGTATTTGATGAACTGGAAAATTATATTTCAATATACAGTCCAAGTGAAGTCATATTTATTTCTCCATTAGATAAATCAATAAACAATAAAATCATACAATATATCCAAATACCACAAAATGCCACTATTCATTATCCGGAATTATCCAGTGGAAACGTGATCAATGCAGCAAAACAAAAATATATGGAATATATTATCAATGAAATATTCGGTATAGAAGCGTTTCAGATATGTGCAGAATTCTCTTATTATATATGTGCAACCCAATCATTTTGTTATTTATTGAATTTTATACAGGAACATAATCGTAGTTTATCCAAGAAAATACAAATACCAGTATTTAAAAATACCACTAAAAAAATGGTTTTAGCAAATCATACATTAAAACAATTAAATATAATATCCACAGATGGACAAGGACATTTATCTTCAGTTCTCTCATTTTTAAATAAATGCAATACTGCAATTGGTAAACGTAAAATGCAAGAACAAATCACGAATCCAGTATTTTGTGAGAATTGGTTACAACGTGAATATGAAATGATCGATTTCTTTTTGAAAACGGAAATGGTAGATACGATGAGAAAACAATTATCAAATATTCGGGATATCGAAAAAATCAGTCGACAAATATTATACCATAAAATATTACCGTCTTCTATTCATACATTATATTCTAGTATACAATGTTGTGAACAATTAAATGTATGTATCCAAGAATTTCCATCGGATGTTCTCTCATATTTATATTCTAGTTCTTCTTCTCCCGAATTCAATAATATATTACAGTATTTAGAACAACATTTCATTATTTCTGAATGTGCAAATAATAATAGTTTTCAAAACAATATTGTGCAACGCGGTGTTTCTCTCGAATTAGATGTAAAAATAGATCAATATAATGCATGGTTAGAACAATTTCATACCATACGACAATTTTTCATGTCATTATTAATAAATACCAAGAAACCCGGCAAAAAACAAGAAGATTCAGCAGAAGACGATACCGAATATATTAAAATCAATGAAACTGACAAAAATGGATTATCGTTGTATATTACTAAAACCAGGGCAGAATTATTAAAAACGATATTAAAAACGAAATCCGAAAAAGAGCCAGAGATTGTTCTCTCAAATGTGAAATTTTCTCTCAAAGATGTCCAAATAAAATCAATAAATAAATCGATGTATGAAATTACTATTCCGATTTTAGACAATATTTGCAAAGAATTGGTATATTTAAAACAACATATTCAAAAAAAAACGGGAGAAATATTTTATAGTATTTTAGAAGAATTTGAGAGAACCCAATATACCACATTAGAGAAAATTGTAAAATTCTTGGCAAACATAGATGTAATATTATGTAAAGCATATTTAGCCAAAACTTATCGTTATGTGAAACCAGAAATCATAGAATCAACGAAATCTTGTGTAAATGCGAAAGAATTGAGACATATTTTGATAGAACAATTATTAGTAAATGAATTATATGTTCCCAATGATATTTCTCTCGGATTTGATACAGATGGAATATTGTTATATGGCACAAATGCGGTTGGAAAAACGAGTTTAATACGTGCATTAGGTATTGCAATTATTATGGCACAGTCTGGAATGTATGTTCCATGTCAACAATTCCAGTTTAAACCATATAAATCCATTTATTCTCGCATACTCGGAAATGATAACCTGTTCAAAGGTCTCTCTACTTTTGCAGTAGAAATGTCGGAATTAAGAGTGATTTTAAAAAATGCCGATGAATATAGTTTTATTTTAGGAGATGAATTATGTTCAGGAACAGAGACAGAATCTGCACTCAGTATTTTTATGGCAGCTTTAGAACATTTATATTTGAAACAAGCCTCCTTTATATTTGCAACACATTTCCATGAAATTGTAGAATATGAGGAATTACGTGCATTACCAAGAATTCGTTTAAAACATTTAGAAGTATGGTATGATAGAGAGACAGATAGTCTAGTATATGATCGTAAAATCAAAGATGGTTCTGGGAATCGTAATTATGGATTAGAAGTATGTAAATCACTTCATTTACCAGATCATTTTATGGAGAGAGCATACATATATCGTAAGAAATATAATTCAGAAAATGACGGTAATTTATCACATCATACTTCACATTACAATGCAAAAAAAATAAAAGGAATATGCGAGAATTGTCACACAGAATTGGGAGAAGAGATCCATCATTTGCAAGAACAGCAAATGGCGGATTTAGATGGGTTTATTCAAGGATATATTCCTAAAAACCATCCCGGAAATTTATTAACAGTATGTAAAAAATGTCATGATATGTTTCATACAAGACCAATTTCGCCAATCACAGTAGATAGTGATGTAACTGAAAAAAAGAAAATAGTTAGAAAAAAAACGACAAAAGGTTATATTTTACAATCTAAGTGAGAGAAATTGGAATATTTGCAGTCTTGTATACGAAAAACATGCTAATAAAAATAAACATGAGAATTAATGGGAATAATAATAATATCCAAGAAATTACAGGTGCACCGGCTTTACAAATCAGATTCAGAACCCAAGTCCAGATGATAATGTAAACCAATTTTACGATAAAAATCAAATATAGATTGGATACTTTACAGGTATAATTACCCATACAGTAAGTATCTGAATTATACATATTTTGAATGAGCATAATGAATAATGCAACCAACGAAATGACTAAATAGACATATGAGGGTGTGCATAAATTACGTAGTCCAGTAACCGCCATTTAATAAATATATATTATTCCAATATATATTTCTTATTTTATACAAGATAAGGATTGAACTGATTATATCCAGTATAATTAGTATTTGTTGGATGACTAAAAATAGAAGAGTTCCATGCAGGTGTTTCTAAAGTAGGAGCACCAAACCATGTTCCAAAATGTCCATGACCCAATGCACTATTTGCTGCACTATATCCTAAATTTAATCCACCTTTCATCTTCTTATATGCGTGTTTTTGTTTTCTAGTCTTTTTTGTATTTATTTTTTTAGATTTCTTTGATTTCTTGGATTTCTTGTATTTCTTACCACCTTTTATTAGATTTAACTGGTTAGATAAAGGGACACCACCTATACGAACAGATTCTTGTAACATATTAGGATCATGATTATAGTCATTCAATGCATAATAATTAGATACTGGCACTTTATCTAAATATGCACTTCCACCTTTCATACTACAACCACATCCACCACCTGTCATACCACAATTAGAACAACCACCAGTAGTTACTGTTGGTGTATTACAACCACAATCACCACCTTTCATAGAACGACGTTTTCTAGTATTTTTATTCATAGGATATACAAATATACGATAAAAAAATAATACATATATTTTAGACACTTATTCATTATCTACATGGGTTAACATATGACGTCTACAACATACATTAAATAATTTCAATCTGTCTAAAACTTGACCTTCTGGCGTTTTTTCAATTGGTTTACTGGCCATATCTTTAGTATAATACAATACAGCATTCGTATCTAGCCCTTTTTCTTCTTTGATTTTTTTGACTTCTTCTAAATAATATTGATATTTATCGGCTAAAACCGTTCCGCAAGTTACACATTTTACAGGAATAATCATTTTACTTTGAATTATATATTATTTTCATATGTTTTAATAATTATTTCAATTTTTTATTTTTTATTTTTTATTTTTTATTTTTTATTATAAAAAAATATCATAATATAATACAAATAAAATGTTTAATTGGTTATACCAAATATTTAATGGAACTAGAAATATAGAAAACAGTGATAATATGGGTAATGTAAATGGTAATGTTATACAAGGTAATGTGAATGGTATAACAGATTATGGCAGTAATGAGTATCAACGTCTATATAATAGTGCAATGGGTCAAGTATTAACTAATTTATATGGTAATACTGGAACCCCAATCGGAAATGACAGAATACAAGGCAATACAATTCCGGATAATACGAAATATACAAATGATATTAGTCAAATGATGAATATTCAGTATCATGATACTGAGGAACAAATACGTGCAAATACAGATACTGATTTAGATTATTATATAGTATATGATACATCCGGAAACCCCATTAAATACCCATCTACAAAGATACAAGGTTCCATAAATTATTATTCACCTGGAGCATATACATTTGGTTCAGCATCTTATGTTCCTAATTATGAAGATTCGATTTATCTAAGTAAATTAACTGGATTAAGCACGACAAAGCCAATATATGATATGGCATCTATGCAAAAAGGGTTTTGTAAATATTATGAAGCCCAACCAGATAAGATAGAGCAGGTTTGTAATAGACTAAATAAAAATGGATGCGCATCTACTAGTTGTTGTGTTTTATTAGGTGGTTCTAAATGTGTTGCGGGAAATGAAAATGGACCGAAATTCAAAACCAATTACGGCGATGTATTTGTAAGAAATAAAGACTATTATTATTATCAAAGCAAATGTTACGGTAATTGCCCTTGAAATATATTATTTTCTAAGTCAATAATATATGTCTAAAAAAACCAGAAAAAATCGTATATCTTTTTCAAAAACCACCATTCAAGGAAAACGTGCAGTAACTAAGGATGGATGGACACGAGTTCAAATCTATGGTCAACCTTTCGCAAGAGGATTTGCACATGGGTATTTGTTATCTAGAGAACTACAGAAAATATACGAAATGTTTCCATTTATTATAAAAGATCAATTAAATACTTCTTACGAGAAATACGAAAAAGATTGTAGAGAGAAAATAACTCCAAATATTCAAAAATCATTTCCAGAATTTTTTGAAGAAATGCAAGGTATTTCTTCTGGTGCAATTTCAGCAGGATTTCCAAAAATTACATTCGATTTTATTGTTGCATGGAATTCTCTTTTAAGCACATATACCATGTATGACCAGAAAAAAATCGTGGAGAGATGTAGTTCGTTTATTTCAATTGAAAATGGTAATATTATTATGGCACATAATACACATACGGATTATCTCACTGGGAAAACTACGAGTATTATTATGGATATTATACCAGAAAAAGGGAATCGTATGGTAATGCAAACGAGTCCTGGGTATATTTGTAGTGGAATGGATTGGTTTATTTGCGAGAATGGAATTATTGGATGTGAATCTACAATTGGGGATATCAATTATACACCAGAATTTGGTGCACCATATTATTGCAGAATTCGTCAAGCAATGCAATATGGTAATTCTCTCGATGATTATGTGAAAATCATGTTAGAAAATAATGCCGGTGATTATCCATGTTCCTGGTTTCTAGGGGATACAAAACGTAAAGAAATCATGATGTTTGAATTAGCATTTAAAACACATTCTGTAGAGAAAAAGAGAGAAGGAGTATTTTATGGAGTAAATAGTGTAATGGATCCCAAAATGAGAAGTAAAGAAACGGTAGATAAAGATTTTGGAAATACAGAAACCAGTAGTGGTGCTAGAAATATGAGAATGCATTATTTATTATTTGAGAAATATGCTGGAAAAATGAATATAGCAAATGCAAAGAAAATCATAACCGATCATTATGATGTATATTTAGATGAAAATACAGATGGTAATTTTCGCACCGTATGTAAACATATCGATAATACCCGTGATGATCATTATCCATTTGGATGCACCGATGGTAAAGTGGTGGATACTAAATTAGCAAGAACGATGTCATTTATTGGTCGATTCGGATTACCATGCGGACAATCATTTTCTGCAAAAAAACACATTTCGAAACATCCCAAATACAAAAAATGGGAACCATATTTAGAAGATATGCCATCTAGACCTTGGTCGGTTTTACGACCATTATCATATAATTTCTAAAAAACCAAAAAATTGATATAAAAATATTTACATATTAGTATAATAAATTAAAACCATTCAATAATATAATAACAAAATGAATCCGTCGATTATCAAGATTTTAGAAAATGATTCCATTCTTACATTTACATTAACTGGAGTAGATAAATGTTTTGCAAATGGATTAAGAAGAACCATTTTGACGGATATTCCAATGGTAGTCATTCGAACAGAAGATTCTGCAGTAAATCAATGTATTGTGCACGAAAATACATCTAGATTACATAATGAAATTATATTACAGCGAATTAGTTGTATTCCAATTCATATGAATGATCCTACTTTTGCAGAAAAACATATTTTAGAAATCAATGTTAAAAATAATTCGGATGAACAAGTGATTCGTATGGTGACTACCAAAGACATTAAACTAAAAAATACAGAAACCCAGAACTATTTATCTGAAGAAGAAACCAAAAAGATATTTCCACCAAATGAAATTACTGGACATTATATTGATATTGTTCGTCTAAGACCTAAAGTTGGAATTACTATTCCGGGAGAACAATTATCTCTGACTGCAAAGTTTTCCGTTGGCACTGCAAAGATCAATAGTATGTTTAATGCAGTATCCATATGCACGTATGGATTTACTACTGATATTGTAAAAGCCAAAGAAGTATGGGAAAAGAAAGAGAAACAATTATTATCAGATGAAAAAGAAGTGGATAAATCAGAATTAGATCATTTACAGAAAGATTTTTGGAATTTAGATGCACAACGTTATTATGTCGCAAACAGTTTTGATTTCAAAGTAAAGAGTGTAGGAGTATACGAAAATAAAGATATTGTGCATAAGGCATGTTCTCATTTATGCAGTAAATTCGATCGTATAGTGTCTTCTCTGTTAGAGAATATGATTCCAATCGTAGAGAGCAGTAGCACTCGCAAATATGGATATGACAGTGTAATTGAATCTACTATGCAAAATAGTTATGATATTATTTTGGAAGGAGAAGATGATACTTTAGGCAATATATTATCTTATATGATGTATCAACAATATTTTATAGAAGACAAAGAATTATCATACTGTAGTTTTAAGAAATTCCATCCTCATGATTCTTATGGAGTGTTGAGAATTGCATATAAAAATAATATTGAAAAAACTCAGATCATTAATCATTTAAAAACTACATTGATGGAATCCAAAACTATAATGGAAAAAATCCGTGCAATGATGAAATAAAAATATATATTTAGTGAATGTAAATCTGTTTATTTTTTTTATCTTTTCGAAAAATGGAAAACAATCATTTTTTATATCCCCCCAGAAAAATGGAAAACAATCATTTTTTATAAAATTGAAATTTTATTTTATAAAAAATCACACAGCATAAAATACAGCATATAAAATGGATAGACACGTAAACAAGAAAATCAAGACTTATATTACTGATTTCAAGGCACATATCAAGCAAAAAACAATACAAACATTTGCCGATGCAGGTGAATCTAAAATAAATGATTTCTTGCAAGAAATATACAATTATGAATGTTTAGTATTAACCAAAGAAGACGTATCTAAACGAAAACGTATTAAAAATGCAATTCCGGGATGTAACCGATGTATCGCAAAACGTTCATGTGGAGAGCAATGCACCAGAAAACAAAAAGAAGGATATGAATATTGTGGCACACATGTGAAAGGCGTTCCACATGGTGTAGTAACCATAAATACCACTGAAAATGCTGAAGCAGAATTAATTCGTGGTGAAGTATTTGCGAAAGATATACATGGTATAGTGTATTATGTAGATCAATATAATAACGTTTACAAAACAGAAGATATACTAAACGATAAAAAAAATCCAGAAATCATTGCAAAATGTGAAATTATTAACGGAGAATACGCTATCCGTAAATTTGGTCTAGTTTAATCTGAACCCTTATTTATTTTCCGAACAATAGTTTCCTTCACCACTTCTTCACGATGAGAATAAACATATTCATTTAAAGCCACGGCCTGTTCTTCGCCTAATTGTGGATGTTTAGATAGTATATACAATAACCGTTTTTGGCTTAACGGTTCTCTTTTTGTTTCTTTCTTATATTGGATTTGTCCATCTTTTAAATCAAAAATATCAATATCATTCTGTTTCATGACATCGATCATTTCTTGATTCAATGTTTTTTTTTCTTGTTTCAATTGTTTTGCCATCTTATTTAGCTGGTTTATTTGATTATCTAGTTGCACCCATTTTTTAACTACATCTACTAATATTTCTTTTTGGCTATTCATGGTTGAATACTTAACTATAAATGTATATATATTTTTTTATAAATAAAAATACGATCAATTAAAAATAAATTTTTCTATTACAATAATAACCATACTAAATATATTTATGATATTTACGAATGCTAGATCACAACATTCCTATATTGGAAACATAATCCAGCAAAATAAGGCGGCAAATGCGACCATATCTATGGTGAGATATCATAGACCCATTCCAACACCGGTTCCAGTTACTACTGTCCCGATAGAAGAAAATAAACCTAAAAAAATGAAATGGGGAGAACCTACATGGTTTTTATTTCATGTTCTAGCAGAAAAGGTGAAAGAAGATCAGTTTGCAAATATTCGTGTAGAATTATTAAATGTGGTATATATGATATGTTCTAATCTACCTTGTCCAGATTGTGCGAATCACGCAGTAGCATATTTGAATGGAATTAATTATAAAGCGATTCAGACAAAAGAACAATTTAAACAATTGTTTTTTGTGTTTCATAATACAGTAAATGCCAAGAAAAATTTCCCCATATTTCCGAGAGATCAATTAGAATCCAAATATTCGCAAATGGAGTTAATTCCGGTAATATATAGTTTTATGTCACATTTTCAAGATAAACATAAAAGTATACGAATGATTGCGAATGATTTTTATAGATCTCGTATATCAGACCAATTAAAACAATGGTTTAATGCAAATATCCAATATTTTGACAAATAATTCATGACTTCCAATCACTTATGTCGCCCAATCACTTATGTCTACCGCGTGCTTATGTCTACCGCGTGCTTATGTGTTTATGTAAATGGTGTATCTGAACATATAAATGTTTGTTCAGATGGACTCATACACATTTCTGCATTACTACCAAGAATCATATATTGATATTGTGGCATATTTTCTTGAACAATATAAGACCATAAAATACCAATACCAGCTGCAACTACAAAAGAGAATATACAACTTGTAATAGGATAACAATTATTGGCAATATTCCAGTATAAATCGGATAAAATCAAGATAGGGAACAATATTAAAGTTGGAATATTATGAATGGCTAAATGATATTTCGCAATTGTCCATAATAGATATGCAAAAGTATAAGATAAAATAGCTAATCCTAAAGGCACTTTAGAGAAGGAATTAAATCCCCCCATCGACAAGAAATTGCATACACCAGAATCACTTACTGCGAATACAGAAGACATGAAAATAGAATTTCCCAACATCATAGTAATTCCAATCGCAAATACTAAACCTACTAAATAAATGAATCCCTTCAAATCACTATTAAAAATGGAACTTAATGAAAAAAAACATGCAATGATAAAAGGAGACAATCTGAAAAATAAATACAACAATGTAAATAAATTACCTTCCATTTTGTAATCTCTATTTATTATACTATTATAAATATTTTCTTGTGATTCATAAGAATATATATAAAGTTTTCATGTGTATTATATATAACCTTTACAATGGGTGTGCCTAGTTATTTCGCATATGTTATTAAAAATCATTTACAAATTATCCGTAAAATAAAACAATTGATACAGTCCAGACTCCGATTTCAACGATTATATATGGATTGTAATTCGATTCTATATGATGCATTTCGTAGTATATCTAATCCAGAACAATATTCCGAAGATGAAATGCATGATAAAATATTAGAAAAAACCACTTCTAAAATAGAAGAATACATTCATAAAATCAGACCATCTGAAATCGTATATATTGCATTCGATGGTGTTGCCCCATTTGCTAAGATGGATCAACAACGAAATCGTCGATATAAAACTGCATTTCAAACTCAGGTTCAAGAACAATTTTTTCCAATCGATAAAAATATATTATCTAGCAGTATGTTTACTCCCGGAACGAAATTTATGCAAAAACTCAGCCTTTATATGCAGGCAGCGTTTTTGGGAAAAGAAACAAAATATGGAGTATCGCAAATCATACTAGCAACACCGTCAGAAGCCGGTGAAGGAGAACACAAATTATATGCACATATACGCGCAAACCCTGCGAAAACAAATATGGCAATCTATGGTCTTGATGCCGATTTAATTATGTTGTCGTTATTTCATCTCGAATATACTGAAAATATTTATGTATTTAGAGAAGCACCCGAATTCATGAAAAGTGCATTAAATCCGGATAAAAGAACCGACTATAAAACACAAGATACGAATGAATTATGGGCTATCGATATTGCACAATTAGGACGTTCTCTCGCAAATGAAATGGCATGTAATTATCCAGATCCACATCGGGTTTATGATTATGTATTTTTATGTTTTTTCTTGGGTAATGATTTTTTACCACATTTTCCTGCATTAAATATTCGCACACATGGAATACAGCGATTACTGGATACTTATCGTCAATGTATTGGAAATCGTGCTCAAACCTATTTAATTTCGAATACGAAACCTTTAAGTATTGAATGGAAAGAAGTTCAACGATTCGTCCAACAATTATCTAAAAACGAACATGAATTTATTGTGCAAGAATATGAAGTTCGTAGAAAATGGGATTATTTAGCCAAAAAATCGGATCCAAAACATGTTGATAAAGATATCTTGGAAGAAATGATGCAAAACGCTCCAGTCATTTATCGACAAGATGAAACTTATATTTGTCCATTTGAATCTGGTTGGGAATCCCGATATTATTCGCGATTTTTTGAAGAAAACGACCGACATAATCAGAAAGAAATTGCAAAGAATTATTTAGAAGGTTTAGAATGGGTATTTAAGTATTATACCAATGGTTGTCCTGATTGGGGATGGAAATACCAATACATCTATCCACCATTATTAAAAGATTTATTTCCATTTATACCGCAAAATAAACATGAATATTTTGGTAAACCGAAAAATACAGCAGTATCCCCTTATGTGCAATTAGCATATGTGTTACCAAGACATCAATTACATTTATTACCTGACAAATATCGTCAAATCTTACTAGAAAAATATGATCATTTATATCCTGCCAAAAATTATAAATTCAAGTGGGCATTTTGTAGATATTTATGGGAATCCCATATCTGTTTACCCGATATTCCTATTGTAGAAATTGAACGAGATTTTCAAAATATATGATTTTTTATCTTATTTTTTACGTTGTAAAAATACATTATAAATATTTAGGCATAATAAAAAATATAAAAATATGGACATTTATATTTTCCACATGATACGTGCAATAAGTGTTAAATATAAAAATGGTAAACATGCGTTCCATAATAAAAAACTTTGTAAAAAAGAAAACCCGTCCATAAATATATATACAACTAAACCAATGTATCCTCGGTATCCAAGACATCATCACGACAGATATTGGAATCCATATTATGGTTATCCTTATGGTTACGGTTATCCATATTATTATGGTCCACCACCATCACCATTACCATATATGATAAATCCATACGAGTCCTCTTATTTATATTATGCAGCACTTGCAAACACAACATCCGCACCACCAACACCATCACAAATTGCATACAGTGCGAATTATTATTAGAAGTCTCCATTTTATCAGTTTACACATAAACTAATAAAACTATTATCGGATATATTTTCCAGCACGTGCGAAAGAATCTACTACATAAATCACAAAAACACCTAAAAATGTATACAAGATGAATTCTTCAGTGATATGTTTAGTAGGTTCATGTTGTTGTTCTTCTAGTAGATGAATGATATAATTGATCTTCTCCATCACTTTGTCTCCTATAGGAGAAACAGCAGGTGCAGCTGGTTTTAAATAAGACACTTCACCAATTTTACTACCAGGTGTATACACTTCTTTATAAGATCCATAATAATTGCCTAAATGACTTTCATGATTAAACCCCGGAACAGCACCAGAACTAACCGCTTTTGCAGGAGTATAATTTGCTAAATCATTGCCGTCATTCTCCGCTTTTACAGAACCAATGTTATTGATAATATCTTGCACTCTAGCTGCACGTTTATCATTATCTTGTTGAACAGCCTCAATACTAGATGGGCTTAAACTTTGAAAATTCTCACGATCTATTTCTGGAAAAGGGTATTCTTCTGGTTCTCCCATATTTGGCAATAATGGTGTTTTTTTCACCGTTTTATTGCGCATAGTTGGGTGTGACAACGTAGGTGTTCGCTTACGTAAAGTGTTATTATTTTTATTTCCTGGCTCATTTTGCCAGGGAGAGGCATAAGTTAATAATCCAGTCCCAGACATATGCTTTACAAAAACAATATATTTTTATTATATTGTTATAGTAGATTAGTAGTTCTCCTAAATGATCGTAATTCTTTTAATTCTATTTTTATTATTTTTATTATATCCTAAAGAAATGTTCCTATATAGCGATTCTATTTTAGGAAGATTAGTTGCAATTAGTATTATCGTATTTTTGACCTATAAGAATGTGATACATGGATTATTCGCATGTATCTGTCTTATATGGTTTTATCAAAGTGATATTCTTGCTAAACATAAATTAGAAACAGAAACAGAACCATTCACTGAACTAGCGCCAGCACCAATAGTAGAAAAATCTTTACCCAAACTAGATATATATGATCAAGAAACAATACCCTTACATAGTGAATCCGAAACCATTTTTAGAAATCAACATTGTAGTCCTAATTTAGAATTAATGTATAAAGAATCTAAAATAATACATCCAGAAATGGTATCCCAGATATTTCCAGAAGTATCCTTTTTAGACAATATTACCTGTAATCCATGTGATCCTAAATGTAATATTCGTGTTACAAAAATCGAAAAAGAAGCAGAATTAATGCCTAAACAAACCCGTGGTATTGAATGGATAGAAGGATGGTTACCTTTAAAAAGTAATCCTTTTCAAGGGATAGGATATGTTGCATCTTATTTTTCATAGAAAAAAATATGGGGATATAGTAAATGACGACAGAGACCAAAAAGAAAAGTGGCGTTTTTAATTTTTTTACATATATTCATGATCATATTAAGGTGGTTAATGACAGCAAAATATTTGCCGGATTAATGATTATTACATTAAATATTTCTTCTAAATTTGTTAATGTAAAACTCAGTAAAACCATGGAATCTTATTTGAAAAATACATTTAGTCGACAATTATTAGTATTTGCAATTGCATGGATGGGAACGAGAGATGTATTTGTAGCATTGTTTATTACATTATTATTTTCTCTGTTCATGGATGTTTTATTTAATGAAGAGAGTCATTTCTGTATTTTACCAGAACATTTTACCAATTATCATTTATCTTTGTTAGAAGATACGAACCAATGTAAACATTTCACTAAAGAAGATGTAGAAAAAGCAATGCAAGTATTAGAAAAAGCAAAATCGATTATCAATCAGAGTCAAGGGTATACAGACCAAAATATTTCAGACAAGAAACCTTATTTGAATCAGACACCCATTATAATGTAATGAAAAATTTCTATAAATAATATAACAGAAAGATTATTTATAGGAAATGTCGAATGAAATATATCAATTACAAATACACATTCATACTAAGATACCATCTCATTCAGATATTATTTTAAGCAACGATATTCTAGTGCATACTGTAAAAAAACCACTCGAAAAATATCCATTATTCTCATATGGTAAATTATATCCGAGGAGAAAATTACAACAATTTAATTATGATGAAGTAGTCACCTTTTTTTTCAATCAAAATCGGTTCAAAACCATATTACAACCAGAAATACCCGAAAAAAATACCGATATAGATCCCAATTACATTAAATATTCTAACTTTATTTTGATGTTACAATTATTATTTCCAATTTCGTTTCCTTTAGTCAATAATATAGAAACTTCATTATCTTATCGTCTACCAAATAATAAGGCAATAGGTGTAGATGATTCATCTAAATTGTTTTCATTTAAGGGTGCAAATATATCTTGGTTAAAAATATTACCGAGCAAATTTAATCAAAAATTTTCTTATCTAAAACTCGATAATAACATATATACAATTACTCACACCATCTGGTTAAATGATGTAATGAATCATCCAATATATAGGGAAATTATTAAATCCTATAATATATTTCAAAAATGGAAACAAGAATATTTTAAAGATATTGAAAACAAATACACTCAATTAGAAATCAATATTATTAATAAAATTAATAAATTAATTAATCAAAAATTCAATCCACTAGAATTAAATACAATTGATATTGACCGTTATTACGGTTCGAAATCTATTATATTAAATAAATATAACGAATCTATCCAAGAATTAAATAAGATTAAACAAGAAGGTAAATCGAATATTTTCAATACCTCAAATCCACAAGAATTAAAAAAAATTATTAAAGAGTTTATTAATATTACCAATATCTATTTAAGTGTAGATCGAAAAGAGATTTTTAGTGATGTTAGAGAAAATTTGAATATAATTACAAAAGTGGTGAGAGATTATGATATTACTAGAAGTATACATGAATATATAGAAGACTTGAATTTCGAATATTTGAATAAAAATGAATATAGCAGTAATGCAAAACTAGAAGATATTTACAAAACAATAAATTCGAAATATTATGAATTCAATGAATTTGTAAGTAAAATTAAAAATATGCAAACACGTAAAATAGATAATCCAACGTGGTCAAATGTGATTACCAAAATTATTAAAGGAGAAATGGATCATGGATTTCAAGATATTTGGAATACGATTAGCCGTTGTTATAATATGGAAACAAAAGAGAGTGTAAATGAAGTATATACTAAACCCTCTTTAAATAAAAAAAGTGCTTATGAAAAAGAAAAAAAACAGTTGGAAATTGCTGAAAATGAAAAAAAAGAAAAAGAAGCACAACAAAAAAGGTATGATGAAGATTTACGAATTATTGAAGAAAATAAAAAAAGAGAAGAAGCAGAAAAAAAAAGAAAACAAGCAGAAGAGATCCGACAAAAAGCTGCAGCAATTCGAACCACCACTGGCGGAGCAGAACAAATGCAAGTCTGTAACAATACGAAAAACGAACTAAATGTAGGATTTGATATGATATATCCTGAAAAAAAAAATGATTCTGAAAAAAAAATTTCAGAACTGCGTGTAATTGAAATATATTTACAAATGGATATAGTTAAAGGACAAGTTACTGAACAAAATTTGAAAGCGGTGAAATGTATGGATCAAGATTTTGAGTTAGGAAATATGTTGAAAAATTTATTATACAACTCAGATGAAATGTGGAACGTTTCTAAACAAATCTTATATTTAGATGCAACCAAAGAGTTAGATGAATATAATGAAAAATTAAAAAAAACAGACAAAAAAGAACAAAAACCACAAAATACACAAAAAAAACAAGGTGGTATCAAATCTAAATCTAAATCTAAAACTAGAAAAATACATAAATAATTCTGGTCTATTATATTCAACATAAATGTCAGAAATATTATGTAGAAATCAATATGTATATTTATGGAATTTATCATGGCTAGCATTTTATAGTGGATTATATTCTGTATATCGCAAACAGCCATGGTATATTGTAGTATGCCCATTTGGAGTATGGTTTACTTCTATCAATTATTGGAGAAAACCGGATTATTCTTGGAGAAGATATTTAGATATGGTTTATGTCCATGGTGCAGTATTAAATCATATTTGTTACGCATATTATTCACAATATAAATACCATTATTATTTCTTGTTATCTATTGGTATATTGTATTATCATCTCGGTTGTTATTATTATAGTAAAAAACAATATGAATTATCTACGATTTGTCATGGGAGATTACACATATACGCCAATATTGCAAATACTGTGTTATATTGTGGATATATACCTTGAAAATATACAAAAAAATGTTTTGTATATTTTATTTTTGCAAAATTATAAATATTTGTTTTTTGTTTATTTTTTATTTTTTATTGAATACAGGTTTTCCATTTACATATTTACCGACAACATCTCCGATATCACCATCAAATCCAATTGAATATATTTCACTATCCGTTTCATTAGATGCATAGTATTTCTTTTTATTTATGATAACCATTATTACTTCCTCTTCCTCTTCTACTTCTACTTCCTCCTCTACTTCTTCTACTTCCTCTACTTCCTCCTCTTCTACTTCCTCCTCTTCTACTTCCTCCTCTTCTACTTCCTCCTCTACTTCTTCTACTTCTTCTACTTCCTCTACTTCCTCTACTTCCTCTACTTCCTCTACTTCCTCTACTTCCTCCTCTTCTACTTCTACTTCTTTTTCCACTTCCTCCTCTTCAACTACTTCTTCTTCCACTTCCTCCTCTTCAACTACTTCTTCTTCCACTTCCTCCTCTTCAACTACTTCTTTTTCTACTTCTACTTTTTCTACTTCTTCTACTTCTTCGGTTTCCTCTGTTTCCTCTTCAACTACTTCCTCTTCCTCTACTACTTCTTCTTCCTCCTCTTCAACCACTTCCCCTTCCTCTTCAACTACTTCCCCTTCCTCCTCTTCCTCTTCTACTACTTCTTCTTCCTCTTCTACTACTTCTGCTTCCTCTTCTACTACTTCTTGTTCCACATCTACAACCATTTCTTTTTCCGCGACTTGTTCCACATCTACAACCACTTCCTTCTCTTTAACCTTTTCATAAACCATCTCAACCTCCTCCTTGATCTTCACATCTGTGGTATGAAACAATTTCTCGGTTTTTACAACAATGGTTTCATCGAAAATACACTCGTCTGGTTCATCTGCTTCTAATTCTACAAATTCAACATCATCTTCAGAATCCACTTCTACATCTACCACAATATCTTCAACAGAAGCAGGCAAGATATCAGATTTAAAATGTTTTTTAATCTTATCTTTTAATTTTTGTATTTTTTTATCTTTTTTTAAAATGATTTTTTGATACATATCCATCATATCGGATATCTGAAATTGTAATCGCTTCAGATCCCTTTTTTTCTGTCTGTAGTCTTCATATAATTCAGAATATTCACGGTTCTTATTCTGAACTAAATCATAGACACTATTCAAAACTTCCATATCAGATCTAGACATATTTGCAAAAGGGTATAGTTAACTAATGAAATGTCTATAATTCTTTTTATAAAACAATTTTCAATTTTTTAGAAAAAAATAGAAAAAAAACAAAATAAAACCCCTTATATTTTACGCCAATGTGTAGGATGTAAATCACACACATTTTTGTCTCGGTAATTAGGACCAAACCAAATACTAGGATAACATACTAAACTATCCATTCTACGATTCAAGTATGCACCCCACCATGAAAATGAACTATTTGCAATAATATGATGATTACATAGACTCATTAATAACATTTGTTTCCAATCTAAAATAGTATCATCCACTTTTACAAATTCGATCTTGTCTTGAAAATATATTTGTTTCATACGATCAATATGGATAAACACTATATCATTATCCTGCTTCTCGCAAAAATACAATACCTTAATTTTAGAATTAGAAGGTATAAATGACAGTAAATAATTTAGTGATCGTTGGTAATAGTCAAATGGTAAGACGGGATGACAATCTTGTAGTTGCACATAATCCCCTAATCTAAAATGCATAGAGATCAATATAGTAGGATCACCATTCACATTACAATCTAAATGTGTATTCAAGAAATAATCTGGAAATTCTTCACGTATTTGTTTTTGTTGTTGTTCTAGTTGTATCATTTTTAATATTTGATCTTCTTCTTTACTGAAATATTTATAACTTTGGAAATACCCAAACAATAAAAATGACTGCTCTGTCTTCGGAATAGGCACATAACGGAAATCGCGTTCAATATATCTCGGTAGAATCATTAAGTCCTCATTATATTTTTTTAATGCCCCATTTATTGTAGTCATTTGTTTTATACTTAATAATAAAGTATTCCAATAACTATGTCGTTTTACGTCTAATTGATAAGCATATGGAAAAATGACCGGAATATTATGCCGAATCCCATACGCTAATGTAGCGAATATTTGAAATAATTGGTTTCCTAACCCCCCCATTATATTGCAAGTTATAAAATTAGTCATGATATACAAGAAAATATCAAGACATATTTATATTTATCTAGAATTGTATATTGTCTAATATTGCATATTATTTTTATGCAATATTATAGCGCTGAATTGCCTTTACTTCGCCTCTACTTCGCCAATACCCCAGTAGTCAACCCAAACTGTTCGCGTAATATATTATTGCGGCTTGGTCCTACCGGTTTTTCGCTCTGTTTTTTCACTTTATATTTACCACCATTAGAATAAGATGTTTTCAGAAAACTCTCATTATCTTCATGTATTTCTGGCAATACACGAGTCACTGGTTTATCTACTACTAACATCATGTGTTGTGATTTAGTTAATTTACGGTATTCTTGTATAGTTAAATTACCATAAAACTTCTCTAGAAAATAATAAGGAGATAGTGCTGGTTTAATACTTTGTTGAAACTGATTGGGTTTACCATAATAATAATTCATTAATTGATAAGATTCCGTTTTTGCAGAATCATCCCAATTCATTTGTTTTTCAAACAAATAAGCTACACCACATTCAGGACTACAAAAAGATCCGTGTCCATATATATCATTCTTAAAACCATATTGTAATATGTAACAAGGGTCATTATCAAACGGATATGTGCACCAGAAACAATCTGATTTCTTATCTTGTAAATCATTCTTATAAAATTGGATTTTGAGTTGTTTTATTTTCGCATAATCATTTTCATTTAATTCATTATCTTCACAATTGCATTTAGAACATACGATTGGAGCAGAAGGTGTGGGTGTGACATTCGTTTCCACCACCTGATTCTCAGTAGAAGATGGAGTATCCCAATCACTAAACGTATTTTGTAAAGAAGTTTGCTCATAAGCTTTGATTTCATCCGGAACATTCGGATTATAATTCAAATTATCATAATTCCATAAATTTTGTTGTATATATTCATCTATCTCTCGTATACTACATTTCAAATGAAGTATTACATTACTCATTTTTAAGGATTGATTTGTATTAATAGGTATCAATGTATCAATAATTTTAGCTCCCTTGGTTTTCTTTTTAGATTGAACTATATAATCGTTTTTAGTATCTATTGTATTTCCCGGTAAAGGAATATTAGTAAAAGATGGGGTTGGTATGTCAGTAGCATCTATGATCTTCTTTCTTCTCCCTTTTTTTTTTATAATCGGAACTTCTTCAATCGCCTCCATTCGTATATGGTATCTTTCTACTACTCTTTTTTATATCCATTTATATATGTGTTTAACGCTGGGTTTTTATTTATTCCAATACTTTTTTTACAATGATAAAAATATTCACACTTGTATATCTTGCGGCAGGCAGTTGTATATCTAGTAAAGGAAACAACTTAAAGTTTTTATGGTGGTAATGGTTAGAAATCCATGAATGTATCTAAAACCAATATATCATTCTTTTCAAAAGATAAATCGAATCCGAATTCCAATATTCCTCTCCCAACAAAAAAACCAATTCGAGAGATTACAAAAGAAAGTAGTCCATGGTCTGAAAAATACCGTCCACAAGATTTTAATCATATTGTATTAGATCCAATCAATCGCAAAATTTTCCAAAATATATTAGAAAAACGTAAATTTCCACATATGTTATTTTATGGTCCTCCTGGTGCTGGAAAAACGACTTCTGCTGATAATTTAATACGTAAATACCAATCTCTCCACTATAAAACCAATACGGAAAATATTATTCATTTAAATGCATCGGATGAACGTGGAATAGAAGTGATTCGAACACAAATCCATCAATTTGTAAAATCTAAAAATATGTTTGAGACTGGATATAAATTCGTAGTTTTAGACGAAGTAGATTATATGACTAAAAATGCACAACAAGCTTTAAAAAATTTATTACAATCTTGTCTAGATAATGTTCGGTTTTGTTTAATTTGTAATTACGTCTGTAAAATCGATGATTCTCTCAAGAATGAATTCATCTGTATTCGTTTTAATCAATTACCGAGAGAAGAGATTTATACTTTTATGAAACATATTGCTACACAAGAAAATATGGATATCAAAGATGAATCGATTTATTCCATACAGAAAATGTTCCATTCGGATATTCGCAGTATGATTAATTTTATCCAATTACACCAAAACGATTCTGATTTCCATAAATTATTAGTAGTGGATTCGATGTGGGATAATTTACATGAATTGTTTTTGAAAGAAGATGCGGATACGATTTGTAAATGGATTAGAGAGACATCTTTATCATGTAATCTAGATATAAAGACGATTATTAAACATTATTTTAATTATATGATCAAAACTCATCCACCATATATAGTGCCTTCCTTCTTAAATATTACTGAAAATATCGTGCATAATTATGATACTAATGTGGAACATATCTTATACTATTTTGTCCAACATGTTAAAAAAGAATATTTGAATCATGTAGAACCCACGGTAGAAGCTAGAATACCGTTGGTAGAACAAAGCATACCACCACCCGCAAAAAAGACCCGAGAAAAAAAACCAAAAAATAAAAAATTGATATAAAATGATTTATATTATATAAACAGGCATAAATACATACCATGACCTCTATTGACGACGAGTGGAATCAATTCTTATTACAATTTAATCCGGGTAATACCGAATATATTTACAATAATAATACTGCAGATACCCCAAAAAAAGAAGACAATTCTAATACCGTAGAATATATTCGTAATGACTGTGAATCTTTATATATTTCAACACAAACAAAAATCTTCTTTTTAAATGTGAATTCATTAGATGTAGATACCATATTCTGGAAAATACCTATCATGGATTACGGTAATCCACAAATGGGAATTATCAAGAAACAAATGAGAATGATATTTAAAACGCCTGAAGAATATCAAGAGTATTCTGTGAAACTGAAAGATGTTTCTTATTATACTGAAAAAATCATTAAACAGATCAATAATCCGAATGCACGAAAAATCAAGTTCAAAGATGAACGTAAATTGACTATCGGCATTTCGAAAAAGGATATTATGAATTGTCATGGAAAAGAGAAAAAGGCATTTATTAATTGTTTTGCAATGATATTACGTGTTGCCAATAAATATAATCAATTTCATGAAGTGCATGTTAAAGTATTTAATACTGGCAAAATTACGATACCAGGTATAGTCGATGACGATGATGCATTGTTAGAAATCACTAAACAATTCATTATTGATATTTTACAACCAAATGTGGCAGAACCGATTCATTTAATCCCAGAAGACGAGATCCCATTATTGAAAAAAATAGTCAAAAATAAAAAAAGTAAATCGAATTTCAATCAAAATTCAGATGGCGATGATATTTTAGATGAAATTGATCATGATACAAGTGTAAAACCTAAAAATAGTCATATTGAATATGTCAAACAACAATCTGGTGTATTGATTAATTCTAATTTTAATTGTGGATTTTACATAGATCAGATGAAATTAATGCATGTTTTACAGGAAAAATATAAATTAGAACCGACATACAATAAATCGAATTATCCAGGTGTCAAATGTAAATTTTATTTGAATAATGAATTACCTTTAGATGTTTCTGTTCAAACTGGGAGAATATGTAAAGAAGATGAAGATATGAAAATCTGCGATTTAAAAGCAGACAAGAAATATACTAAGATTAATTTTGTAGTATTTAGAACTGGAAATAATTTGATTCTTGGCAATTTCTCTAAAAAAGTATTATTATTTATCTTTGAATTTGTAAAAAATATATTAATGACGGAATATGAAGAAATCCGCACGTTACATGATGAACCAGTAAAAAAAATCAAGAAAAATAAACCACGTAAAAAAACGGTTCATTATACTAAAGATTATTATTCTGAACTATGCGAAGGTGAATGTGTATAGTTAGTTATATATTTAGACATGGTGGGAATTCATTTTTTTATTTTTATGTTTATTTTTTCGTATACTTGTAATAATATATGAAAAAATAAGTAAACTTGTTAAAATGCACCCTAAAGGGTGCTAAAATTCAAATCTCTACTGGTAATTTAGTTGAAAAATTAACCGCGAAGCGGATTAAATAACGGTATAAATTAATAATAGTAGTATGATTAGATTCGGTTTGCACAAATACAATTGATAATGTGAAATTGCCTGTGCTAGGTGGGGCTAGGTGTAAATAAAGTAAAATTATAATTTGTATATTATGTTATTTTAACCGCAATCATGCATATACCGCTTCCTCCCTCGCTATTGTTTCGCGAATCTGCACTTCCACCACCTCCTCCTCCGGTATTTGGCTGACCAGCAACTGCGTTATTCGTAGATGAAGCGCCTGTTCCACCACCACCAATTCCACCAGATCCTCCGCGTCCACCTCCACCTCCACCTCCATAATAAGATGTTCCAAAATATAAATTAAACGGTTTAACACCGGCACCGCCATTTGGCACCGATCCTACACTACCAGCACCACCGCCACCACCACTATTACCGCTAGTTCCACACGAAGCCCCTGCCTTATTTTGATTAGGTGATCCAGCCAAACTGTCTGATGCAGCTGCACCAGAAGTATACCCTTGGGTACTTCCACCACCACCACTTCCACCACCACTTCCACCATTAGATCCAGATAATGATGAATATCGATTACTTGCTCCACGCCCACCACCACCAGCAGTATATGTAATAGTTCCATTGCTGAATACAGTAGATTGATTTCCAGGACCGATAGACACGGTAAAAGTGGTAGTTGAATTAATAGTAATTGGTGTAGTAATTGCGTTTGTATAATTTCCAGGTATTTCCAATACTCCTCCACCTCCACCTCCACCTGCAGTTCCTCCGGAAGAATTAGATCCACCATGTCCTCCGCCGCCTACCATAAATAAACTGACTGTAAATGGAATACCGTTTGGAATGAATTGAATAGTGTTGGTAGCAGTAGTATCTGTGAATTTATATACTTTATAAACTTGACTATTTACAGTTTCACTAGTTGGATTTAATGTAGTATTATTTACCAGTGCGATAACTTGTTGTGATCCACTAGATTTAGACAAAACAGATGCCATAGTATTAAATGTTGAAAACATAGTATAATTATTATAATAAATAATTATGTTATTTTCTTCTCGATTTACCTCTTTATACCTAAAGGGAGGGGTTCGGGGAACCGTAGGTTCCCTGATTTAGACATCAATACTGACTCTTCTTGTAGGAATATTGATATCCACAATATAAATCGAATTTTCAGTCATGATAATATAATCTTTTCCAGCAATTCTGTAAACCTTTTCAATATAACTGGTAAATTCTTCAGTATTCTTCACCAACATTTTCTTACCATCTTCGCGAATACCAATCATCACTGTTTTGTCTAAAGAGTTTGTCCAGTAATCCATCATAATAGGCCTATCTTCCACAATTGCCAATTTGGCAGCATTTTGTAAAGTCTTGATATCGGGTAATCGGTGTCCCTCATCAAGGGTAACATCCGCGGTAGCAGCAGGAGCAGGAGCAGGAGCAGGAGCAGGAGGAATTGGTAAATTCTTTTTATTATCCATTTTAGTTATACAACAATATACATTATAATTTCGGATACTTTAAGTCATTTTTTGTCTAAATGTCTTATTTTTCTAAATCAAAATTTCCTAAATCATTTTCACAAAGTTAGAACATCCGATAAAATCTCGATTTTTGATTCAGTCAATCTATCTGGAAAAACAACATCAAATAATACAACCAAATTACCGGTTTTATGACCTTCTTTAATCATACCGAAATCTGGTATATTACGGGTATCTCCCGGTTTAATTACATTTAATGTTCCGGAATGATTTAAACGCAATAATTTACCATTTAAATGTGGTATTTCTAGATTAAATCCACATAAAGCTTCTTTTAATGTCAATGATTTTTTATATTGTAAATCCATTCCTTTTCTCTCAAATAACTCATGTTTCAAAATTTTGATTGCAATATGTAAATCACCTTTTATTCTATCTTGCACCACATGTCCATGTTCTGTTACAATTACTACTTCACCTTCATCTATTCCTGCGGGGAGATTAATCACCATATGATCCTTTTCTAAATGTCCATTACGATTTCTCTCAAATAGTATTTTATGTGCTGTCATTCCAGAATATGCTTGTTCTAATGTAAGTTTCAATTCTACTCTTATAGGATTTGGTTTTTGAAGCACCGGTATTCCATTATGAAATATTCTTACATTCGGCATACCTCCCATTCCTCCCATACCCATTCCTCCCATATTCATTCCTCCCATACCCCCAGAAAACATCATATTAAAAATATCATTCATATCATGGAATTCGTGTTGTTGGTGTCCAAAAGGATGACCACCAAATGGAAAACCACCTCCACCTCCAAAGAATGGATGATCCCCGCCGCCCATATCATATTGTTGTTTCTTTTGGGCATCACTTAATGTCTCATATGCTTCATTAATTTCTAATATTTTAGTCTTGGCTTCTTCACTAGGATTTCTATCAGGATGATATTTGAGAGATAATGATCGATATGCTTTTTTGATTTCAGATTCAGAAGCATCTTTAGAAATACCTAAAATATCGTAATAATCGGGCATCTAAATATATTCATATATCTAATCCAAGTTGTATATTGTTTTGTGAAAAAGAAAATAGAGAGAAAGAGAGAACAGAGGTAAATGCCAGAATTAGAATCAACCCCATTTGTATTAAAATATAAACCATATTTTCTAGCCGATTTTGGAATGGATATTCATATGAAAGGGGCATTACAAACCTTATTAGAAATGGACGATTTAAACTTATTATTATATGGTAATCCCAGTTCTGGTAAAACCACATTATTAGAAGCCTTAATCCGTGAATATTATCGTTTGAAAAAACACGATCCATTTCCAGAAAATAATATTTTATATATCAATAATTTGAAAGAACAAGGGATCAGTTATTATCGCAATGAAATGAAAACGTTTTGTCAATCATGTAGTGTGATTTATGGCAAGAAAAAAATGATTGTCATTGACGATATTGATAATGTGAATGAACAGAGTCAACAAGTATTTCGTAATTATATTGATAGATACAAGAAAAATATTAATTTTATATCCGTATGCACCAATATGCAGAAAGTGATTGAAAGTATTCAATCGAGAGTGCATATTATGCGTGTTCATCCATTAAATAAAATACAAATCCAATCTCATATGGAAAATATTGTTCAAGAAGAAAATATCCGTATGTCTCCTGAATGTAAAGAATATTTATTATCGATTTGTAATCATTCTGTTAGAAATATGATTAATTATTTAGAAAAACTATATATATTAGACGAACCGGAAATTACTCTAGATATATGTAAACAAGTATGTTCTAATATATCTTTTCAACATTTTGAAAAATATATCGAGGCATTGAAACAACACCAATTATATACTGCCATTAAAATATTTTACGATATTTTTGATTATGGTTATTCGGTGATTGATATATTAGATTATTTCTTTTTATTTGTGAAAACCACTACACAATTAGACGAAGCTACCAAATATAAGATCATACCCCATTTATGTAAATATATTACGATTTTTCATAATATACACGAAGACGAAGTAGAATTAGCACTGTTTACAAACAGTATATATCCGTTGTAATAAATATGCACAAATAAAATAAATGGGGAAAATATTATATATAAATATTATACAGTATAATAATAGACAATATTTATTTTGTTTCATGTTGAAATATTTATTTATAAAACAAGTTCCAGTCGAAATCTTAATCGAATTACTGGAACAGATATGCACAAAGACTAATAATTTTTATTTAATTGATATGAATGCATATCGAAAAATGCTATACTATAATTTACAGGTGTCATTTTGCGAGAAACTTACTCCATATTATCACGTGTCAAAAAGGTATTATTTAACGAGAGAAATGACATATAACTCGTTTACTAATTTAGTCCGACAAATATGTAAGAGTAACCAACACGCATTTTATACCGAGTTAAAATATGATTATTCGATATATACCATATTATATTTTGTTTCCGTTTTAAACATAGAACCCAATAATTCTTCGGAATCCATTTAGCGCCTTTATTCGACCAGAAAATATATATTATTTTGTAGTCAAATAATATATTATAATGAATGAATCGGTGACGTTTTACATTTTTGCGGCAGGATTAATAATTATGGCGAGTTTTGTTGCAAATAAATATAAACAAGCTTTTACAGATGAACACAATAAAGATGATTATGAAATGGTGAAACAATATTTATTGAATGATTCACCCCTATATGGATATAATCGTCCAAAGTTATGGATACATTCGAAATATGAAATCAATGCAAGAAAATGGAAAAGTTTTCAATCTAGAAATACTACGGATTTGAATCAACCGTATTTATTTCTTACTATCCAAAGTATTGTCAATCATTGTGGAAACGATTTTCACATTTGCCTGATTGACGATGACACATTCAAGAAATTGATCCCAACTTGGGATATCGAATTATCTACTGTAGCAGATCCAATGAAATCACATATTCGTGATATTGGTATGTTGCAATTAGTATATTATTATGGGGGTTTAGTGTTACCGAATTCCTTTTTGTGCATGAAGAATATGATCGACTTATATAAAAATGGAGTGCAACGAAATCAAGCATTTGTATGTCAAAATGTGAATCGCCATTCACAAAAGAATCCAAGTTTATTCATACCAGATACTGAAATCTTTGGTGCTCCTAAAAATTGCGAAACGATCAAAGAATTCGCAGAAGTTTTGAAAACCCAGATGAAAACCGGACATTTTAGCAGTGAATCTGATTTTGTAGGTTTTAAAAATAAGTTTTGTATAGATCAAATCCAGAAACAAAATATGAAACTGATTGGCGGTGAATGGATTGGAGTTAAAAATCGTCAAGGGAAACAAATTGTGGTCGATGATTTAATGGAAGAATCCTTTTTAGATATAGATAGTCAAAAAATTTACGGTATCCAAATCCCGAGAGATGATATATTAAAAAGAACGAAATATCAATGGTTTGCGATTTTACCATATCAAGACATTTTAGAATCAAATATTATTTTATCGAAATTCTTTAAAGCATCTATGGTTGACAGCGCGGATATTTATTTACAGAAAAATACACCCAAAAGTATTATCGCTATATAATCATTTCTTTTAGTATGTTTCTAATATATATCTCTTATAATGGAGAATAATACAATAATCGGAATTATATTATGTATAATAGTTTTAGTCATCAGTATTTGTATAGTTCTCTGTTTCGTATTTCCAACGAAACAAACAGAAGGTAATAGTGGTATGAATGATATTTTCGGAGACCCAAAATCCGATGATCCTTGTAGTTATGAATTAGATGTTCCAGGAAGGATTGAACATATCCCAAAACCAAGCGCTCATATAGATATACCAGGCGTTATGAGTGTAGACGTATTAGAACCAATTCATCCAATCATTGATTGCATTAACGACATAATCGATGTGATTAATGATACTATTATATTTGGACATTATATCGCATTTGATTTTATAAATTGTTTAATGTTTTATCTATTAGACGCATTCGGTAAAATTATATATGGAATAATTTTAGGGTTTTTCAAATTGATACGTATGGGAGATTTACCAGAAATGGTATATGATTTTTTTGATAAGGTTGACGCAAAATTATATGAGATGTCTGGAAATCATTTTATGCATTTTCCAACCAAAATCCAAAATAAATGTTATCACATATTTGGAAAAGATCGTATTCCATGTTGGAAAAACCCGTATGCAACAAAAGGTAATCGGCAAGAAGGTATTGGAATCGCAAATGATGAAAAAAGTAATAGTTCTTTTTATGAACTGTTAATTAAATCCATATTTGTTGTATTCACATTATGTTTATTTTATGTTTTAGCCATATTCGTTGCCCGATATTTCTTTTTTAAACCAAATTGTCCTAGTGGAACATGTCTACAGTAAGTATATATCATATAAATGGGTAAAAAGTGTGTTCCCGGATTTTTCTGTATTGGAAATATGACATTGTTTTTACTATGTCTAATGTCACTATGTATCGTATATTTATTTTTCCGTGTCTCGGATTTAGCAAAAACACAAACCCCAGTCTCTTCACCCCCCACACCAATTATTATGGTAAATCCTGATCCAGTAAGAGTAGTATCCAATCAAAATCCGAACCCTTTAACCGATTTATATTCTCCACCCATCCGAAATGATAGTTATAATATGTTGAGACCAATTGCTACACAACGTTATGATGCAGAATATCGACAAATTGGTATATTAACCAGAAAACAGGGATCTTCCGAGATATTACCTTTAATGGGTCGTCGTCAATCTACTTCGAGAGATAAATGGCAATATTATACCATGACGGGTAATAATATACAAACCAAACTACCAGTCAGTGTAAATGGTAAAAGTTGCACTGGTGAATATGGCTGTAATGAAATCTATAATAACGATACTGTCTTCGTAGAAGGATTTAAGGATATTTTTATCGCAACCATTTATGAAAACAATACTTTTGCATATATGCCATAGAATTAGATTTTTTTCTAGTATTATACTAAACAAAAATCACAAATGTCAACAACAACGACAACTACACCGACGGTCACTTCCACTGTAACTACTACTTCTGCCCAAATTCCAGCTAAGACTACGGATCAACCACCTTCATCCATTATTAACTTAGTAGACTTGTCTTTTAATAACAGTGGATTAAATCCAGATATCAGTTTAAACTATGATAACACATATGTATATTTCAATAAATTTCGTCCCAATTACTCTGGTATGGTATATTCGTATGTTTCTACTACAACATCTGTATATTTAAAACCTAATAGTAAATCAAAAGATATTGAATTATATTATTCAAATTCTATCACTCTTTCTAAAAAGATTCATAATATTGCAAATACCCGGAGTGATGATTTAGAATTATTTATTGAACATAAGCCATCTCCTAGTAATTTTAATAAAAAAATGCTATATGTATGCATATGTTTAACTGAGGGTAATAGTAGTGATAATTCTGGAAATGGGTTTAATACTTTTTTCGATAACATTCAGCACAAGTATATGATATTAGATACGCAATCGAAAAACGCGACTTTAGATAATTTAAAAATGAATCAACAACAGATTGCATTTACTGGTGGAATTTTGAATTATATTCATCCAGAACAGTCTATGTTTCCAGCTGGTGTTTTTTATTATGATGTTAGTGGAAATTCAGTAATGGTATTAAATAAACCAATCCCTATTTCTTCTGGGAATTATGACCGTATGCGTAGATATTTTAGTGGTAAATATCTTACTCAGCCGCCAAAAATTACGGATGTGTTAGATACAAATATAACTCCGAAAGATCCTAAAAGTATGTATACCATTACATGTGGCATTAAAGTCAATGAAAGCTTTACTAGTCTGAGAGAAGGATTTGCGAATTTAAAAGAAGGTCTTGCAAGTTTAAAAGAAGGTCTTGCGGAGGGAAAATACCAATATTGCAAACCAGCAGATAATAGTAATGGTAATCACGTTACTACTGTAGCACTTAATACTTTGACTCAAAATAAAAACGATAGTCTATTGATCGATTGGATTATTGCTAGCGTAATGGTAGTATTAACGATTATATTTATGTATTTCGTTGTTCCTGATGCATATGTAATGATTAATTCTAAATTAGGATATGATGTCATGTTTTCAACTGCACTGACATATTTATCTTTTTTAGTTTTTGTTGGAGGTGGTATTGCTGCAATTGCATGTTCTAGATACGTTAATGATTGTCCTAAGGTGTTTACTCAATTGGGTCTATTTGTGATTATAGCATATGCCTTATTTAAATTAGTCATTTACGCACAAAAAAATACAATACGTGATATGTTAAACAAACAAAAGCAATTCGGAATGGAAATACAAATTAATAATTTCATTACAAACGTCTTAGACAAGATCGGACCAAAGTTATCCTAAATAATATTCTTGTAATTTATGAACACATAGATCCACATAATAATGGATCAGCAACAGGTTTATAAGAAGTTTCAATATATGTGCTAGGATCACTCTTTCCAACCGGTGCCATTTTACTTACCATTTCTTCTTCGAGGGTTTGTAATTTGGGTGGGTTCATGTCTTGCATAAACACGTCTTTTTGTTCTTGTGTAGGAGTATATTGTAATACAGTGGCTTTTGTGGCGGTAATAGCAACATCTGCACTTCTTCTAATTAGTTCATATGCAGCAAGAACCGCTAATATAGCTAAAATAGGAGTAGTATAGAAAAATAAATATATAGTTCCAATTAGAATAATTACCATTCCGAAACTAGAATTTATCATTGGAGCAATTGCTCCAGGAGTTTTTACTGGAAAAATGATATAGACCACGAATATAATGAATAGAATTATTTCTAAAGGGGATACTGATTTCAAAAAGTCAAATTTCATTATTATATATTCTGCTCGGATATTTTTTTATGAAAAATTGAAAACGAATATATGTAAATATTATTTAGATATATTCTAAAACATGAAACGTCGTTTCTTAAAACAAAGTAGCGTAAAACAAAGTAACGTAAAACAAAGTAACGTAAAACAAGATATAAAATATGTGATTACGGATGAATATCGCCAGAAAATATTATCGGAATACGCATATATTGGACAACAAGGTTTTACAATTTTGAAAGCAGGATTAGACACGGAGGATTTAAATGAACTTAAATTATTATTGACCGTAAATCCAATACAATCCTTTTCTGGTCCTATGGCAAAAACAGAAGTATCGTTTCCAGTGTATCGAGAAAACCCGAATAAAATTTATATTCCAAGGTTTTTCGGAGAACAACGTTATGGTATTCCTTTTAAAAATGAATTATCTAAAGGTGATGATATTACCGTTCCTTTTGTAAAACCAATTCGGGATTATCAAGAAAAAATTATTCAAGTCTATTTTGACCATGTTTTAAGCGTAAGTAGCGGTGGAGCACAAGGAACTGGAGGCGGAATATTAGAAGTTCCTTGTGGACGGGGAAAAACAGTAATGGCACTAAAAATCATATCGGTTCTAAACAAAAAAACATTGATATTAGTCCATAAAGAATTCCTAATGAATCAATGGATTGAGAGAATCGCAGAATTCATGCCTACAGCACGTATCGGAAAAATACAAGGACCTACATTTGATATTGAACAAAAAGATATTGTAATTGGTATGATACAGTCATTATATGATCGTCCATTTTCTACAAATGCATTCGCGTCATTTGGCTTAACCATAATAGATGAAGTGCATCGTATTGGTAGTGAAGAATTCTCAAAAACTCTGTTTAAAACGATTACTAATTATATGTTAGGTATATCAGCGACAGTAGATCGTAAAGATGGGTTAACAAATGTATTACATATGTTTATTGGACCTAAAATATATTCAGAAGAGAGAAAAGATGAAGATATTGTCGAAGTGCGTGCAATAGAATATGCGAATACAAACGAAGAATATAATGAAGTCGTATATGATTATATGGGAAATGTGCAACATACTACCATGATATCCAAAATTAGTAAATTTCAACCGAGATGTGATTTTCTAGTGCGTGTTTTAAAAGATTTAATGAGAGAAAATTCAGATAAACAGATCATGGTATTATCGCAAATACGTGGATTATTAACATTGATTCATGAACAACTACATGAACATTATGATGTAGGATTTTATGTTGGCGGAATGAAAAAAGAGGATTTACAAGCCACAGAAGAAAAACAAATTGTTTTAGCCACTTATGCAATGGCAGCAGAAGCGTTAGACATTAAAACATTGAACACTTTAGTCATGGTCTCTCCCAAAACAGATATTATACAAAGTGTAGGACGTATATTAAGAACCCGTGCAGAAGGTAAATTAATTGTAGATATTGTAGATACTCATACCGTATTTCAAAACCAATGGAAAAAACGTCGTGTATATTATAAAAAATGTGGTTATGGAATACAATATATTAAAAGTCCAGAATACGTAGATATGCAAACCAGTATATGGAAACGAATTGCAAATCCATTATTACAATCCAATAATTCTAAACCGATTTGTATTACAGAAGGAGAGGAGGGAAAAGATGACGAAGATATCGAAAAACATACATGTTTAATTGATGTCTCGCAATATAATTTTGATCAAACACTGTTTTAAAAACACACAAAAATATATTTCCAATATATAATGAACCAAGATAATGAACAAAGAGGTAATGTTTTTTTACAGTTTGTATTAGAAATGTATAGTTTATTAATATCTACATGTCTAATTATGTATGTTCCACAAATGTGCGATAATAAAGTGTGTGGATTATTGGAAAACGTATTTGTAGGTAAAACATTATATGATGTTGCATTCGTAATGAATATTATTACTCTCGCATCATTTCTAGGATTATATATTGTAGAATTAGATCGAGAGAGCAAATTAATTAGTTTTTTGGAAGTAAATCACAAAAAACCAACTGATAATGAGTCTGTTGGAATTATCGTAGAAAAATTAGATCCACAACGAAAGAAATCGATCTTGAAAATTGATAAAGTATATATGTATGGTGGTTATTATTGTCTGTTTTGCTTTACAACAAATACCATATTTACAGGATATGTATTATTTTACAATAGTCCTTCCGCACATAGTAAAACCGCAACAGGTTTTATTACCAATATATTATTTTTAACTACCAAATTATATCATATTTATTATGTTGCAAATACCGAACAAAATATTTTTTATTCTGCATATTTAAGAAATTTCGTGCAATATAATGATTTAGAACCAGAAGATGAAAAAGAATTAGATTTAACTGATCTATATATTCATGATTCTGCGAGATATTAATGATATCTTCTGGATCTCCTGTTTTTTCTTGATTTTCTGGATTTTTTAGACTTTTTAGATTTTCTAGAACCACCTTTTGTAACAGTTTCATATTGGTATGTATTACCACCTAGACTAGTCGAATATGGGGGAAGTAATATAGGAGCTGGCATAATATATATTATTCTAGTGATTTTTATTATGGATTTGATATTTAGAAAATATATCCTGGAATAAGAAAAATATAACAACAAAATAAGACAAACACAAAATCACTAGGATAATAAATGTCAGAAATAGATTGTAAATATATTTGTTCTCGCGGAATATTAAAATCATGCGATGTAAAAAGTATGGTTCCCGTTTCCAGTATACACCAATTATATCAATATGATTGGTCTAAATTAACACCAGGATGTTCTATATATGTATGTAATTCCGCGATTCCACATTTTATACAAATATTACCAGAAATACAATATCCGTTTGTATTAGTATCTGGAGATTGCGACGAATGTTGTCCATATGAAATATTTGTGACAGAATATAATTTTACTACATTTATCGAATCCCCAAAAATCATACATTGGTTCTCTCAAAATCTAGTAATAGATCACCCTAAAATGACGAGATTACCAATTGGGTTAGATTATCATACCATGACTATTTCTCCCATATGGGGAACACCAATTTCTCCCGTAGAACAAGAAACACAATTAATAAATATTCGTGAAAATGCTTTACCGTGGAACGCAAGAAAATGTATGATATATTCCAATTTCCATTTTACAACATGGACTAAATTTGCTAAAGATCGTTTTGATGCTATGCAGGAAATTCCGAAAGATCTTATTTTTTATGAACCTACGCAAATCGAACGTGCAAAATCGTGGGAAAATCAATGCGAATATGCATTTGTGGCTTCTCCACATGGTGGTGGTTTAGATTGTCATCGCACATGGGAAGCGCTTTGTTTAGGATGTATTGTAATTGTAAAAACTTCACCATTAGATAAAATGTATGAAGGTCTCCCAGTATGTATTGTCAGTGATTGGGAAAATATTAGTCAAGAATTATTAGAATATGTTATAGAAACATTCCAAGAAAAAACATTTCAATATGAAAAGTTGACAATGAAATATTGGATGGATCTAATTTCTAACACGGGCCTCTGCAACCAGGCATTGGAGTTCTTTTGAATTTAGCAAATATATATTGTGGATAAATCATGATTCTCGCATTTTCCCTTGCAATGGCTTGTAAATGAAAATACCGATGTTCACAATCTCCTTTAAAATATTGTATTAATGGAACGCCAGTATAGTTGATTTGTTTTTGTAATATATTTACTGGAAATAATGAAACATCAATATTTGTATCATATTTACAGTTTTGGAAAATAGACCATTTATATATTGCAAATCCATTAAATGCGGAATATACGGGGACAAATTGGCTAGGTGTTTTTCTAGCATTTGTTAATATTTCCCCGAATTTTTCTCTCAGTTTTTCAACCGTTTTCTCAAAATTTGCAGTATGAAAAAAACTATACACAAATGGATCAAATGATAATGCCCAATGATCATAATATCCTGCTTCACGATCAAATGATACTGCATCCCATTCCGCTTCTCTCAAAAACACATCTCTTAACGGTTGTAATTGTATTTCTCCTACACATGCATATTCATTACTATCCATCATCATTAAATATTTGGTATTCGGAATATTGCTGCGAATATATTCCAGAATACTATTTCTAGCATAACAAATATTATCTACATGCAAATTGGTTTTTGGTTTTGTATTATGTATTATTTTAATATTTTGGTTTTTATTGGTTTCAATTTGATTATGAATAATTTGCAAAGATTCATCTTGAGACTCGTCATAGAATATAATAATATTGATTTTTTCTGTAAATAAGGTTTGTATTTTTTCTATGTTTTTAAAAATATAAGGTAATCCGAATGCATTGTTGTATACACATAATCCTATAGAACACGACATTTATTTATGAAAAAATATAAAAATGTTTATATTTTTTCTGGTAATAACTACAATAAATAATCCAATAATGCAGGACTACTGCCATCCGATACTATTCGGACAGGCACCCATTTTTTAAATGTATAATGGAAAGAACACTCCATTAATATTTGCTTATTTAAATCGACATATTTATCTTCTCGTATATCTTCAAAATCCTCTTCATCATCACTTTCTTCAATTGCATCTAGACAATCATTCTCTCGAATTTTACGGAAAATACCATTTAATAAAACACTGGTTTGAAAATTCAAGACTAATGCATTTTGAAAATAAATCGGCGCTCCTTTTTGATTTAAAGCACCTAGATAATATACGTCATAGGCAATATCTGCTCTCACGAAAAATACTGCGGATTTTTTGTAAATTGGTTTGCGATAATCGAATTTGAAATCTGGAATAGAAACCATTGGCATTACTGTAACGGTTGGATTAAATAATGGTTTACGATTATTGGTTACATTTAAATGTGGCATGATTTTATTGGTAGCACGATATTGTGTATGACGAATATTATAGGGTATATTTATTGGGGGTTCCAATGATATAGAATTCCATAATACCGGTAATCGAATGGCTAATGGAGTTGTTTCTCTCGAAGTGTTCAATAAGAAATCATATAAAAATCCTAATTTATCTTGAAACACCATTTTAGATAAAAAAATACCCTTATAAATATGAATATCATCGATTAGAAATACTTTATCAACATTTTTCATAGAATCTTCTAATTCACGTTCATAAATGGTTCCAGAAACAATGGTGCCTAATTCAAAATCTGGTGCATTATACGGTAACATCGTAATGTGATCACCGAGTTGATTATCGCGGTTTAATTCCATTAATAAACATACACGATTTTGTTGATAAAAGGTATACCATATATATGCTCGTTTTCCGTAAGGAATGGCAAGACATAAATCATATTCTGGATTAGAAACTTTCTTAGGAGATACCGTTTCATAGGAAAGTTTTACTGTGTTCGAAGGAAAATGAGAAATAAAATATTGTTTTTGTAAAGACGATAATGGATCTGTTAATTCCATTAACGGTGTTTCTATTATTTTTGTTTCACGGCGCATAACACCGCCTCTGCCACGCATTTGTTGTCTAGAACCTCTACCACCTGCTTTCATTAATTATTATAATAATCAGTTTATCTATATATTGTTTTGCAAAATGATTTCTTGCATAAACTGTTCTAGATCTTGTTCTAAAGGTTCTATATTGTTATATTCTGTTTGTTCTTCTAGTAATTTTTTATATTTTTCAATATCGGCATTAATCGTCTTCTTTTTCTTATAAGTAAATGTATCTTTCATATAATTCCAGAATTGATGCAAGATAATAATAATTAAAATACATATTACGATTTGTGTAAACATGGAATCGTATATCTTATTATACACATTTATGGAATTATATTCAAACGTGTTTTATACAAAATAACTTAAATACAATTTATAAACTATTATAACCAAAGATGCCATACATTATAGTAATAGACAAGACTGGAATTGTAAAAGAGACTAATATTAAAGAATATAAGGAATCGGATTTATACAAGAAAGCCAATTTTAAATCTGCAGAAGGATTTTCATTACAAACACAATGGTCTGCTAAATTCGGAAAGAAATCTTTTAATGTTTCCGTTTATGGAAAAACCGCGGGTAAAGCCGGACAAGAAAATAAATATGAATTACCACCACCAATTGATTCTGTATTATTTTTTGGCGGATTAGTATTAACCAATACCAAAGAATCTGGAGAGATCGGTGATTTACGTGTATCGGAATGGGAAGGTATATATGAAGATTTAATGGGCGGTTTTGAAGATTTAGATGAGACTGGTGATGAGGAAGAAGATGATGATTTAGATGGTTTGAATATTGGTAAAGATGGCTATGCCATTGACGATTTTGTAGTAGAAGATGATGATGAAATTGATTATGATAATTTATCTGCAGACGAGGAAGAAGAAGATGAAGATCTAGAAGAGGAAGAAGAATTACCAAAGAAAAAAACATCCAGTAAAACTACAAATAAATCTAGTGCAAAGAAACCCGCAAAGAAGAATAATAAAAAGAAAGTAGCAGAAGAGTTAGAACAGTTGCAAAACAATTATTTGGATTGTCAATCCGAATTGAGTGAAGAAGATTATCTGGTATAACTCACGTTCATCACTTAATAAATTTGAAAAAATTGAACAAAATAATATACATATAACACCAGGTATATGTATAAGAATGGCAGCACAATTATTAGAAAAGTCTGATCCTAAAGTATTTCGTGAAAAAATCGTAATGGAGTTTGTTTCCATGTTTAAGAATGATCGTAATATCGGTGAAAATATCGAAAAGGGTATTTTTAACTATACCATTAAAGAATCTACTTCTAAACAAATCATCAAGAAATGGCAAAATCCATTATTTTGTGAGATATATTCTAGTCGTTTACGTTCTGTTTTAATCAATTTGAAAAAAAATCCGGAATTATATGAACAACTAAAAAATGGCGAAGTTACTGTGCAACAATTTGCTTTTATGACACATCAAGAAATGAATCCTTCACAATGGAAAGATCGTATTGATCGTAAGATTAAACGTGATCGACTAAAATATACCAATAACGTAGAAGCATCTACTGATATGTTTACTTGCGGAAGATGTAAATCTAAAAAATGCACGTATTATGAAATGCAAACGCGTAGTGCAGATGAACCTACTACAGTGTTTGTAACTTGTTTAAATTGTGGTAAAAATTGGAAAAATTAGATGATTATATATCTGTATCATATCTTAGGTCACGTATAAAAAATAATAAAAAATTGAATTTCTTTTTTATTATTTTACTAGAAACCATAACAGTTAAAACATGTGGAAAACTATTGCTTGGATGTTTATTGTGTTTTTATACACTAAAATTATATGGAACCTTGGTAGAGAGTATCATAAAATATGCGATAATCCTCATACCTGGAATAAAGAACACACGCTTATTATACGAAATGTATCGAATGATAATATTGCGGACTTTGTATAAAAATGCCTAAATATTTATAAAAAGGTTATAGTAAAAGAAAATAAAAAAACGTGAATTTCTGACATGCAAAACAAAACCCTTTTAGAAAATCGAAAATAAAAAAAGTACCCAAACAAAAACCCCGAAAACATGGGAATTTCGGTGTTTTTCACAGTTTTTCCCGGTTTTTGAGGGTTTTTGCACATTTTTTATTTTTATTGGAAAAACGGATTTATCCTAGGAAGTTTTTGATCCGTTTTTGTGTTGCGGTAAATAAATGTTTTCTTACATTTATTTACATGTTGTGCTCGATATTAGTTTGTTTTTTGTGGGGTATCTGCCGTTTCTGACGTTTTATCTGCCATGGCTGAAGATTTATTTGCCATGTCTGAAGATTTCTTGGATTCAAGTCCTTCACGTTTTACCATAAATAATTGCGAGAATAATACAAAGAAAGTAATAAACAATAAAAAAATGATATGGTATGGTTTTGTAATTTTCATGATTAATATATACTATTCTACTATAAATTTGTCTTACTCATTAATTATCTCCAAATCTTCTAAATGCCAATATTCCGTTGAACCATTTGGTAAAGGTCTAGATATTATAAACGGTATTTTTTTCTGTTCAAATTCCATTAATGCAATCGTGCGTCCATTTACAATAGATTCATCGACTTGAACATATATTTGTCCACCAGCATCGATTTGTTCTGCACGTGCACCAATAATACGCGCCTTTTCATATTTTGTCAAGAATGGCAATGTAGTATGTAATGGATCGATTATCTTGCCATTCTTATCACGAACTACCCTAGATAACGCCAACATTTCTTCATAATTAATCGTTTTAATCTCAGGATGAATATCTTCTAGAGATTTAATATTTAAGTGATCATTGAATTTTTGTAAATAATTTTCATCTACTGCATCTTCTTCATCTGAATCGGCTTCTGTTTCATAATCCGCTTCCGAAAAATCGTCCGCAGACATACTATTCAAATTCACTGACTTATTTGTTTTTTCTTTTTTGGTTTCTAATTCTTCATCACCTTCTTCATCCATTTCATCATCTTCTTCTTCCTCTTCTTCACCATATTCATCCTCATCTTCGACATAATTCGATTTACGATTTGGTTTTATAATATCTCCCTCTTCATCGAATTCATCTTCCTCCTCTTCTTCCTCTTCTAAATCACTATCTTCTAAAATATCGTCTTTCTTTTCGTTATTCTTAACACTCATTATATAAACCAAGTATATTATGTATAAATTGTTTATTTATAAAAAATTCAATTTTATAAATAATTATATACTGTAAAAATTATATCCTACAAATATACCCTAGAAATATAATATGTATACCACAAAAGCGTTGTTTATAAAAAAATTGACTATTTACCGTAAAAATATTAACATACATACACATTATAGAAATGGGTTTACAAAAAATAAATATACACGGAGATCTATCTGAGTTGCTAAATAAAAATATTATTATTTATACGGCATCTTGTAAAAAATATCTGGAATGCAGATTAATCCATAATGACGATAAAACTCTTACATATGAATCCATCGATCCAGAAAATTACTGGCGAACAACTACTACAAAAACCAGGTTTATAGAAAAAAATGTATTATATAAAAATATAGATAATACATATCGAAAATGGTGGGTATGTTTTTGAAATATAAACAATAAAATAATGTAAATATACTGTAAACTTTTTTTTAATCCGTTTTCCATTTAAAATCACATTCAGTGCAAATATACAAAAACTTCAAATTATGATTGTCATACCGAATATATATGGCATCGGTTACATGACTGGGATCTGAACCGATATTCGTCTTGCAATTATCACTTGGACAACGTAAAAATATATGTGGTAAAGTCGGATCGAATTTAGTATAACGATTGACTAAATGATCAAAATTCAAAGCGTCTTTTTGAAATTGGGTGTCTAGAACACATAATGCTTCTTTGGACACATTGGTTTCAGTATTACCACAAACTCTGCAATAATATTTTAATTGATTTTCTTCAATACTATGATAGTATTTATTATCACATTGAGAACAGAATCGAATAGTGGAATTCATTTTCTAGTATATAATATATTTTTCTTTTAATTCTGTTTTATTAAATCAATTTTTTATTCTATTCTTGCAAAAAAATCACTAGAAGTTACACACCATAGGGGGATTTTATCTTCGTTTTGGAAATAGATACTAGAATATACATCTTCTTCATTTAATGATATATTGGGATCCACAATATATTTACAGTCTACTATAAATACCACATATCTTGGTATATTTTCTATATCGGATTCATTCAAGATATCATTAGAGAAATAATAGAAAAACCCATATTTTGGATGATTGATTTTATGTGGTAACAATAATGATTTATCTTTTGGAATGACTACACTTTTATATGCAATCGGATTACCACCGCCAATACCGAACCATTTTTTCAGAAAACCTTGGGGCTTACCACCTGTTTCACTTGGTGGGTTTTGTTGCTCTTCTTGTGGTTTAGGTTGTTCTTGTGGTTTAGGTTGTTTTTGTGTTTTAGGTTGTTTTTGTGTTTTGGGTTGTTCTTGTATTTTGGGTTGTTCTTGTATTTTGGGTTGTTCTCCCGAATTCGATATTGCTGATATCAATGGATATAATAAATATGGAATATCTATTGGAACATTTTTTTGATTTTTGATATATAATAATTCTGGATTTTCCAAAAAAAAAGATTGTAATAATGGATTTACTGGAACATTTTTTATTTTCTGGATATTTACGATTTCATGTAATATAGCCCAGGTTTTTAATTTTGGAACTAAATCCGTATTGGCATGAACAACTACATAAATATCCGCATCTTTTTGTATGAAGCCAATATATTCAAACATTTTTTCAATATCGGTTTGAGAGAGGGATGCGTTCGGCACAAATTCGAATATTTTATAGACCTGAGCGAGACATTCATTTTTACATTTATCGTGTTCATCATCTACAGTATTTTGATATTCAAAATTAGGAAAAGAAAATAGATTGGTTTCTGGTTTATGTTCTAGTAAATATTTTAAAAATGGTAAATGTATTATAGAATCGTCGATATTATAAATACATAAATGAATCATAACAGTAGGATGTTCTTCAAACACTTCGGGAGAAAATTCAGTTTGCATAAAATCGGCGGTGTCTTCTAGAAAATAATACGGTGTATCTTGGAATACTATTGTAGGTTTGATTTCTTCGTTAATTGGATTTGGCATTTGTATGGCGGCTACATAATCATGTAGTTGTCCTACAGATATTTCCGATTCCACATCTGAATCGTATAGGTCTTCTTTTTCTGTCTCCTTTTTCTCTTCAACTGGTTCTTTTTCTTTTGGTTCTTCTTTTTTTTCTGGTGGGTTTTCTTCCTCTTCTGGTTTTTCCTTTTTTAGTTCTACTTCTACTTTTTCTGGTTGTTTTTCTTCCTGTTTTAGTTTTACTTTCTCTTCTACTTCTTCTTTCTCTTCTTTTTCTTCAACTTCTACTTCTTCTGGTTCCTCTTCTACTTCTTCTGGTTCCTCTTCTGCTTCTACTTCTTCTGGTTCCTCTTCTATTTCTTCTTTTTCTTCAACTTCTACTTCTTTTTCCTCTTTTGGGTTTTCTTTTTCTTTTGGTTCCGATTTTATTTCAGGTTGGGGTATAGATTGATCTATAGATTCAGCATGGGGTATACTTTCCATAAATGTAGAATAATTTTCGGGTGTTCTAATTGAAAACATATTTTACAGTATAACTAGAATAATATTTATGTCAAAACTATATAAATAAATTATACAATAATAATATAACTACAACACAAAACACACACTCTAAACAAACAAAACTCTAAAGATGTATAATAATATGGATGACACCATGGATTATAGTGTAGCAACCGAGAGTATTCATACAAGTGGAACACCAAATATGTATGTAAATACTGGTTTACACGCAGCGGATAAAGGTTTTAGACAAGTAAAGCGTAAGAAGGGTAGAGGACACGTGAATCTAGAATACTACATCACTCCTTATATTCCTGAAAGTAGAATACGCAATGCAGTTACCGGAGTCCGTTATCGCGACGATAATCCTAAATATAAATATCTGGTTGGGTCTAAACAAGAAGATTTATTTTTTAAAGTTCGTATTTCAACCGGTGAGACTGGTCAAGAACCAGTATTATTGTTTTATGATAGTCCAGAACAGTGCGAGAAACACCAAAAAATTGTTTTGAACACAGATATCAAAGAAACTTGGCATAATAAGAATCAGAGATACCATATTTGGTTATCTAGACAAAAACAATAATTATAGTAAGAATATAATAACATTTTATTATGTTATTATAGGTCATGGTCATGCAGGTATATATGTATTATTTTTTATTACGAATGACATATTCCATCGTTCATTCACGATGGTTGATGTCTTCTGATTTGCGTTTAACACCAGTATATCCGTCTTTCTTGAAAAAAGATATTGGAAATGGGTTAGATAATCGCGTTCAGAAACCTGAAAATACATCTATGTCCAGTATTTTACAGAATTATTATAAATATAATCAATTACGTATTCTGAGAGATCAACAAGTATCTATTCTAGATAAATTGAAAATTGTAGAAGAAATAGAACAAGATGCAGAGGAATCTAAATACAGCACAAATATTACAAAAGGTGGTTTATGGAAAGATTGGGCAAATGAAATAATGATGTTTTAGATAATTTAGGGTGTAACATAATATATAGTATATTATATATATTATGAAAAATACCGGTAAAAAATGGAAAAAGAATAAACAAAGAAAAACTAGAAAACGATTGCCAATCATAAAAATCGTTCGTGGGGGTGCATGGTATAGTTATTTCTTGCCTTTCTTTGGAAAACCAGATACTAAACCAGGAGATAATCCTCCTACTGAAATAAAAAAACCAGTGATTGCTGAAGAAAACCCAAAACAAACCAAAATAGAAGAAAATCCAAAACAACCCGAACCAAAAACATCCGAAAAAGAAGAAAATCCAAAACAACCCGAACCAAAAACATCCGAAAAAAAAGAAGAAGCAGAAGAAAAGCCATCTAAAACAGAAGAAAAATCATCTAAAACAAAAGAAAAGCCTTCAAAAACAGAAGACAAACCCACCAAGAAAAGTAAATACGAATTAAAATCTGACCAAACTATGATAGATAAAGAATTTTATGAGAATCCAGATATAATGAATTCATTTAATACCGATCCAAATTATGATAAAGTGGGTATTGTGCATGTTACGGCTGTAGTAGGTATAAATGTTATACGAAGTTATTCCACCACAGTAGTAAACGTATTAGGTAAGAAAGGTATTATCGATGAAAATATGCATCAACTTAGAAACGAAATGTTCTTGGAAATGGAAAATGTAATGAAAGAAAAAAATATCGATAGAATAGAGAATGTTCAAGTCGCATTTACTAAAGATAGTGGAACTTTAATATTAAATGGATTTGGAACTGCACTACGCAAAACACAACCACAAACACAACCACAAATATAATCAATGATCCTTCCAATCATCCACAGTAACCCAATTCTCTCGGTCTTTACTACCTTTCAAATATAATGCTTGTGAAGGATGTCCTTCAATTTTCAAATAATAAGTTTGAATAAACGGTATTCCCCAATACGTGCGAATACATTTCACCGTTTTGATCGCCGGGTTTTCGGAATCATTTTTACCAGATTGATGTTTTTCTAATAATTCCAATGCAATATGCAAATTATCATGTCCTCTTCTCTCAATTGCATGTTTTATCTCTATTACTAACATTAGATAATCTATAATAAATATAATATATTTTTGTAATTATATTTATTTCATACTATAATTCGTGCACTATACTAACCAATTTATTTCTTCTTTTTATTCTTCTTATTGTTATTTTTCTTAGGAGCAGGATCACTTTTTTCTCCAACCGCTTCTATACTTGCAGCTAACGCATCTAAATCTTCTAGTGGTGGTAATGCAGATTTCTCTGCTTTCTCTCCATCTAAGGGTCTATATACTAAACGATCAGAACTAACATTCTTCAATTCGAATTCTTTTTGTTGTTTCTTTTGTTCTAATTTAGCACGTAAACGATCCTTAGTAGATTGGGATTGCATCATACGGTTTAGCGCATTGGTATCTACTTTCATATTTTTACCGCCTGCACCCATCGATTTCGCCATATTTTGGAACATTTCATTCATTTGTTTAGAATCTCCACCCATTTCTTTCATTTTCTTCAACATCTCAGTAGCTTCTTTCATGATTTCTTCTTGAGAGATATCCCCACGTTTCATTTTATCTTGGAATTTATTACTGATTTTCTTGACTAATTCCATTAATTTAGCGGGGTTCTTCATTAATTTTTGGAAAAGATCTTTCGGGTTCGCAGTGCCGTTCAAATCATCTACTCCTAAGGTCTCTTTCAATTCATCCGATAATTCTTCAATCAACTCTTTTGCCATACTTCCCAATTTACCATCAAATAATCCTTTCAAATGATTATGAATATCATCTGGATTAAAATCGAATTTCGGTTTATCTTCTCCCTGTTTTTGTGATTTTTGTTCATATTCTTCAAAATTCTCCGACATTTTATCGAAAAAATCAGATGCAGCTTTAGCCATATCAGGAGCATCGTCAGTAGATTCTTTTACAGATCCGAAAAAATCCGTCATATTCTTCATTGCCTCTGTTATTTTTTCTTGCAATTCTGTCTCATCAATACCTTCAAATAAATTCATAGATTTTCCAAAATCGTGTTTATCTTTTATATTACCGATAATAGTAAACAATACTAATTGAATATATTTCCACATCGCATTTTTAGTAGTTTCACTCACATTTGGACAATTAAATAATAATTTGAAATCGACATTAGGCAAGAAACAAGTATTGATCTTATTTTGTGGCAAAAAAATATCATTATTTTGATACAATATATCAAAAAAACGTTCAGGATAAACATCTTGACAATGCTCGAAAGCTTGCAAAACCATGGATTCCGAAATATTCTCTACAATTCTCCATTTCGACCACAAATATTCATATTCTGGAAAAGTAATAGAGAGATCATTTGCAAAATCAGAGAGAACCGATCCAAAATTATCCGGAATATCTATTTTTTGTGATGCCGCTTTTTTCATTATAGACTTAGACACCAATCGTTTATTTATACTTTTTCTAACGGATATTAATTTCTTTTGTATCAAACGCTTATTTTTGATTATACCACAACTATTTTAGCAAAATAGAACCATAATCCAAGTCCTACAATACATTTAGATATACAATCCAATGTATTCATTGCGATATTTTTATATTCTTCACTAAACATAAATACTATACCGTATAATGACCATACAACAATAAAGAAACCAAATAATATATAATTGGTTTTCACAAATTTTGGTGCAACATAATTAATATATATCAAGTAAAACAATGTGAAAAATGGAATAAATCCAAGTATCATTGCATAGAATCGGTCTATAGAATTGATTTCCCCTAAATATCCCAAGTATAACATGATATAATTGAGAATCACCACTCCAGTAATTACTTTAAGTGTAACCATTTTCTGTATGTTATGCGATAAAACTAAACATAATACTAATAACATGAGAGGTGTTGTCATGGACCAATCAATGTATCTAGTAACAGTAATATCTGCCCAATTGATCACTTTGTTCTCTTTTTCATATGCATTGATTTTTTCTACAAATGTGGAATAAAAATATCCAGCAATCACGGATATAGCGGTTTCTAAATTCAGGACATGACGAACTGTTGGAGAATTCGTTCTCATTGCTTCAATAAATGTAATTGTTGCAGTAGTTAATAGAAATACATACGTGATATAGAATGAAAAATGAATATAGGGTTTCACGTGATCTACCGGTTTTTCAGTTTTTAACTCTGGTTGTTTCGTGTTCATTATATATAATAGGTATACTTTATATATGGGAGATATAGATATTTTACGGTTTTTGAAATACAAAAATATCAATATAGAGAAAATATATTAAAATATACATACAATGCCAAAAACTGTTTTAATAACAGGAGTCACCGGACAAGATGGATCTAATATGGTCAGATATTTACTGCAAAATACGGATTGTAAAATATTCGGAACTGCACGTAGATTATCGGTCGAAAACCATGTCAATATCAAAGATATAGTAGATCCCCGGTTTCAACTTGTGTCTCTCGATTTACTAGATCAAACTTCTATTATGAACGCTGTTAAACGTTTACAACCAGATTACGTCATTAATTTCGCTGGACAAAGTTTTGTAGGTGAATCATGGAATACTCCCGTAAATACATTTACTACAAACACTTTACCAGTGATTTATTTCTTGGAAGCGATCCGGGAATATGTCCCTGCGTGTCGTTTTTATTCTGCTGGATCTAGTGAAGAAATGGGAGATGTTGAATATTCACCACAAGATATTAAACATCCAATGAAACCTAGAAGTCCATATGGTGCAAGTAAATGTGCAGCTAGACATTTAGTAAAAGTATATCGAGAGAGTTATAATTTGTTTGCCATACATTGTATTTTATTTAATCATGAAGGTATTCGACGTGGTAAAGAATTTGTGACTAGAAAAATTACTAGTAATATTGCTAGGATAAAGAGAGAAATCGATCAAAGCCTACCAATTACTCCATTTGAATTAGGTAATATATTTGCTATACGTGATTGGAGTGATTCAGAAGATTTTGTAGAAGCAGTTTGGTTAATGTTGAATCGATCGACTCCGAGAGAATATGTGCTAAGTTCTAATGAAAAACATGCTGTAAAAGAATTCATTGATTTAGCATGCCAGTATGCACAATTGCAGGTAGAATGGAAAATGGATATGGAAAATCCATTAAACACTGTATTATTGTATCAAGGGCAAATTATCATGCGAATAAACGCCGACTTGTATCGTCCTGCTGAAGTCGATTTATTATATGGTGATTCTTTAGAAACGAGAGAAGCGATTCAATGGCAGCCAAAAGTGAATTTTCCAGAATTAGTAAAAAAAATGGTGGAACATGATATGAATAATGCTAATATTTGACTGTAAACACGTAAAAAAAGGTATTGATACAAAGGCTATCTCACTTTTTATTTTATTTAGTTAACTTCAAAACACCATTTTCAACAGACCATTGGTTTGGTCTTTTTACAATATAATTTCTAATATAATCCATTATCAATGTGTAACATTTATCTAGTGTTTCTTCAAATTTCGAAACAATATTTGTTGGTTTATTACTGTAAATATCTTTATGTTTGTCGTAATACACAATTTCAGTCAATATGTCATTGATTACTTCAAAATGAATAAAATCAGTATCGATTACAATTAAATCTGGGATTTGTTCATTCAAATAATTCAAAATCTCTGAAAATTTTTCTATATTATTGTAACGCATATCAGAT